TCATCCGTACAGCCGCCCCAGCCCACCCCCGAACAGAGCCGCGCGCCGCGCTGATTCGGCCGTGGCGTCGGCCTGCTGCCGCTGTGTGAACTGCTGCGCGATCTGCCCGTAGGCCTGGGCCGCCGGGTCCGGCACCGCCACGGGGATCGCGAACGCCCCGGTCGGCAGCGTAGCACCCGGCAGCGCGTCGGCCAGCGCCGTTCCTGCTTGGGGCGCCTGCCCGAACTTCTCGCCGAGGCCGCCGCCCGTCGGCTGTGTCTGCGCAGCCGCAGGAGCGAACGCGCCGCCGAGCAGCTTTTCCGCCTTGGCGCGATGCCCGGCCATCTGCTGCTCGACCTTGTCGGCGACCGTACCGGGCGCGCCGCCGGCCGCAGCGTCCCGCGCGTTGTATCGCCCCGGGCCGCCGGCGTTGATCGTCGAGTAGAGATCCTTGATCCCCATCCCGGGCTTGAACCCGGACGCGAGCAGGTACTTTTCCACAGCCGGGAGCTGCTCGGACGCGCTCTGGCCCTGGTAGACGCCGAACTGCTTGCGCTGCGGCTCGCCGAACTGGATCAGCCCGCGGTGCTGCCCCCACTTGGTCGTCGGCCCCTTCTGCCAGGGATCGAAGGTGCCGCCGGTCTCGTAGGAGATCACGGTCCCGAGATCGACCGGGTTGATGTTGAGCCGCTGCGCCGAAGCGCGGAGAGCGGATGCGAAATCCTCGGCCATCAGCGTTCTCCTGCCCGGCGTACGGCCGCCGCCTCGGGCCGCTGTTCCTCGTCGTTCGCCGCGTCGAAGAGCCGGAGCGTCTCCGTGGCGCGCACGCCGCCGACCGTCAGCAGCTCCCGGCGCTGGGCCGCGAAGTTCGCCGGATTGTAGTCCTCCAGCAGCTTCGCCGCGAGCTGCGGGTTCTGGATCACCTCGTCCTGGAGCCGCTCGATCGCGCCCTTCTGCAGCCCGGCCGACTTCCGGCGCAGGTAGGTCGCGAGCAGGTCGACGCCGGCCACGGTCGGCGAGAGCTGGCCGCGGTTGATCGACCGGATGCGGCTGGTGATCGACGAGGCCGAGAGCGAGGCGTCGTAGCCCGCGTTCATGCCCTGCGCCGTGCCGGACGACCCGGGCCGCCGGGCGCGCGTCGCCGCCCCGGACCCGGCCAGCGCATCGAAGACATCCGTGATGTCCTTGAGCTGCTCCGGATTGTCCCGGTACAGCCGATCGGCCACGGCCTTGTTGCGCGGGTCCGACAGGAATTTCGAGCCGGCGAGGCCGTTGATCTGCGCGCGGTCGTTCACGCCGCCCTGGTTCGTGGCCTCCTTGCGGAGCACCTCCCAGAACGCCGCCCGGGCGTTCTGTGGGTCTGTGCCGGACGTGGCGAGCAGCCGGTCGGCGGCCTGTTCCGGGCGCGGGTCTTTCAGCACCGTCCGCATCGATTCCACCGTGCCGGTGTTGTCGTACTTCAGGTACGAGGCCTCGGGCGAGCGCCCGGGCGTGGTCAGCTCGCGGCGCGTCGTGTCGGCGGCCGTGCGCGCTTCCGCGGCGCCGCGACTGGCCGTTCCACCCGCCGTGATCTCGTCGCGCAGCCCGGGCAGCTGGTCGAGGAGCGTGGCGTGCCGGTCCAGGTAAGCGTTGAGCTGCTCCGGCCGGTCGAGCAGGCCGCGGTCCCGGACGTTCGCCAAGAACTGGTCGCGCAGGGCCGGGCGCACACCGGCATCGCCGCCGGCCTCGCGCATGAGATCTCGCAGATCGGACAGGTTGCCCTCGTCGGGCTGCGCGAACCGAGGCGCCACGCCGCTGTCCTTCACGGTCGGGACGCCCTGGCGCTCCTTCAGCACCTCGGCGACGGCCCGGCCCGGCCGCTCGAACCGGTCCGCCACGTCGCGGCGCGCCGCGCGCGCCGTGTCGAGCTGGCCGCGCAGACCTTCCGGGATCGCCTCGTCGAAGTAGTCGTCGAGCGCGGTGACGTGCTGATCGATGATCCGGGCCTCTGCCGGGCGGTTGGCCGAGCGCGCGGCCCGGGCGTCGTCCGTCAGCGAGGCGCGCAGGCCGGTGACTTCGTTGATCGGCTGTTGGCTGTTGCCGGGCCGGGGCTCGCGGGTGATCGGCTTGCCGGAGGCGTCGAGGAGACCCGTATCGACGGGGCCGGCGGCCTCTGCGGGGCCGATCAGTCGCTGCGGAATGTCGGCCTCGGCGGGGCGGAAGCGCTGGCGCTCGGCCACGCTCAGACCCTCGTCCAGCGCGCCGAAGCGCTCGGCCAGCGGCTTGACGTCGATCTGCTGGGCCGAGTTGTTGATCGGCTCGTAGGCCTGGCGCACGCCTGCCCGGGCCTCTTCGGCCGCGCGTTGGAGCGCCGCGCGAATATCGGCGCCGCGGGCCTCGCCGGTCATCGTGGCGGTCAGGCGCTGCATCTGCTCCTCGAGCGTGCGCTGCGCCGTCTCGGCCTGCAGATCCACATCGGACAGCCGCCGGTCGACGCCGCCCTGGAGATCCTCGCGGAACTGGCCGGCGTTGCCCGTCGGCGCGAGGCCGTCGACACGCTCGCTCACGACCTGCTGATTCGCCACGCGCCGGCCGGTGTCGAGGCCCGGCCGGGCCGCCGTCTTGCCGTAGACGTAGGCCGCCAGCCCGGGGTCGCCGGAGCGGTCCGCGATGTCGGCCTGGTAGCCGGGAATAACCTGCTCGACTTCGGCCGGGCGCCGAAGCTGATCGGCCAGCGGCTGCGCGTCGATCGTGCCGCGGTCGACGCCGGCCTGGACCTGGCGCTGGGCCGTGGTGGAGTTGGCGAGCAGATCGTTGGCGACTTCGCTACGCGCGACGTCGTCGGCGAACTTGCTCGATCCGGCGGCCGCGCCCGCCAGCGAGCCGATGCCGCCCAAGATCGGGCGGGCCAGCGCGAGCGCGGTGTTGCCCGCGACGGATCCGGCGAAGTCGGCCGACGAGCGCGCGCCGGCGCCGTCGGAGATCGGTGTCACGGCTTCGACGGCGGCGCCGGCGCCGAGCCCGGCCGCGACCGCCCCGGACGTCTCACGGCCGACGACACCGGCCGGGTTCACGGCTCCGGCCTCGACCATCGGACCAAGGATGCGCTGCGCGACGCTCTCGCCCGTCATCATCTGCCGGGCACCGGCCGCGCCGATGCGGGCGCCGGCCGCGACGGACCCGACGACGGGCAGAGCCGAGGCGCCGACTTCCTGGCCGACGCGGTCGGCGATGCGCTCGATCGGCCCCTGCGGCTCGTACTTCTTCACGCCGAGCGCCCGGCCCGGGGCTTGGATGATGTCGGAGGGCAGGAGCGGGTTGTCGCTGATCGGCCCGAAGGTCGGCACGACCTCGCGGCCCATGATCTTGTTGATGAGCCCGCCGTTGATGTTCAGCAGCCGCGGCGCCTGGTTGATGATGTTGACCGGCGCGTCCATCAACATCTCTAGACCGGAGACGGCGCCCTGCGGGAGTGCCTTCGCCACGCCCGCCATGCTGTCGCCTGCAAGCGCCGGCTTCTCGACGCGCGCGGGCTGTTCCGCCGTGGCGACAGCGGCCGGACGGTCGTCGTTCGGCGCCGCGGGCGCGGCGGCCGGGGCCGACAGCACGCCGGCGACCTCGTCATCCGAGAAGTCGTCCGGGACGGTGATCGCGCGGCCCTCGAAGTTGATCGTGCGCGGCATCAGTTCTTCCTCACCGGCCGCCCGTCAGGCCCACGCGTCCACTCTTCCGCCACCGCGGCCGTCGGGGCCGCCGGTGCAGGGCTTGGCGCCGGGCCGCCGCCCGGGAACGTCCCCGCGGCCGTCGGGTTGGCGACGCCGAGCTTCGACCGGACCAGGGCGTTCGTGCGCTTGGCCTGGGCGATGTTGGCGAGCGAGGAGCTGTTGTTCGCGAGCAGCCCGCCGCCGCCGATCTCGGCCTCGACGCGCTCGACGTCGCGGTTCGAGACCTGCGCCCCGCCACCCGATGCGGCGGCCTGGAGCGCAATCGCGCGCTGCCGGGCGCCCTCGACCGCCGACAGCTTCGGATCGAAGCCGCCGAAGCGCTGGAGCACCTCGGGTGAGAACCGGTTTTCGCCGACCAGCCGGCGCACCTCGGCGTCCTGCTTCTGCAGCACCTGACCGGCTTCGCCGCCGGTGGCGACGAGATCCTGGAAGGATCGCCGCGCCGCGCCGAGCGCGCCCTGCGCGCCGGGCGTCTCGTTCAGCAGCTGCGCGTAGGAATCCATTGCGGCGTCGGCCAGATCCAGGTCGAGGAGCTGCTGACCGGCCTTGTTGACGTTCGCCGCGCCGATTCCGGTCGCGTCCTGGCCGCCCTGGACGGCGGTCGAGAACTGCTTCGAGCCGGCCGGAATCGGCTGTCCGGTCTGGCTGTCCATGAGCACACCGTCGCGCAGCACGGCCGTACCCTGCTTGCCGTCGGGCGTCTGGTAGTTCGTCGCGTTCTGCGGCGTGACCGGTGTCGCCGCCGGCGCCGAGCCGACGGCCCGGTCGCGGTACTGGACGCGCGGGCCGTCGGGCGTCTGCACGTTCTCGACGGGCGCCTTGCCCATGATGATGCTGCGCAGGTCGTTGGCGGGCAGCACCTGCATGGCGCCGGCCTGAACCTCGTCGGTGCTGAGCGGCTTCGGAGTGCCCTGCAGTTCCGAGCCGTCGGCCCTGACGACCTTCTCGCCGGGCTGCAGCGAGGCCGAGCCGTACTGCTGCTCGGGAACGCCGTACATCTTGGCGATCCGGCCCGGGACGAAGCGCGTGGCGTCCTGCGCGACCGGAGCCAGCATCGTCCGGTCGGTGTCGCCGGACTGCCGCATCGCCTCCTGCTGAATCGCCCGGGCGTTGTCGGCCGCGTTCGTCGAGCGCGTCGTGGCGTTATTCAGGCCGACGGCCTCCAGGCTCTGCGATCCGGTCTGAAGGCCGAGCAGCGTCGCGCGCCGATCGTACTGCGGGTCCTGCGTGTTCGCGTAGAGCTCGGCCAGCCGCAAACCCTTGTCGCGGATCTCCAGCGCCTTCTGACCGGCGAGCTGATCGCTGGCGTCGGGTGGCGCGAGCGCGCCGGCGATGTTCTGAAAACCGCGCCCGATGCCCTCGTCGTTGTAGAAGCGGCTCAACCGGACAGCCATCAGACCACCTTGTATGCGTTGTTGCCCGAGGCGAAGGACGGGATGGCGCCGAACATCATGCTCCCGAGCGACATCGGGGCGGTGGCCTGCGGCTGCGCGAAGGACGGCAGCGATGCCCCGCCGGCGGCCGGCGCAGCGCCACCCACGCCGGCCACGTTCTTCGTGAGCCCGGCCGTCATGCCGATCTGGCCGGCGCCGCCGAGCAGGTCGCCGAACAGCTTCAGACCGGAGCCCTTCGCGTTCGCGGCCTCCAGCTCGTACGGCGTGACCGCCGCCGAGCCCTGGCGGAAGTTGTTGATCTGGCCGATCTCGCCGGCGTCACGGGCTTGGCCCCGGCTGGTCTCGCCGAGAAGATCACCGAACGAGCGGAGCTCGCCGAGCGCGGCGCCCTGCTGCTGGCCGTAGGCGCGGGCCTTGCCGCCCTGCTTGGCCTGCTCCTGAACGACAAGATTGGAGCCGGAGGCCGGCAGCGCGTCGCTCGGCGCGCCGGACCCGGCACCCACAGCCGTCGGCTCCTCGCCGAGGCCCTTGTTGAAGTAGGCGCCGAGCTTGCCGGCGCGTGCGTCTTCCTTGCCGGCGAAGTCGTCGTACCGGCCGCGCGACTTCTCCTGCACGCCTTCGGCCTGCCGCTGCAACTCGCCCTGGCGCTGCCGCTCGGCGCCGAGCGCCTTGTCGCGGGCGCGCGCCTGCTGGCCGGACGCGGCCGAGTTGGCGAGCGTCGATGCGCCCATGAGGGCGGCGCTGCCGAGGGTGACGGGATCGCACATCAGCGGGAGTTCCTGACGCTGCCCGAGCTGGAGAACAGCCCGGTGTCGTAGGGTGATTTGTAGAGCGCGCCGCCCGTGGCGGCCGATGCGCGCTCGGCGGCGGCCTGCGTGCCGAGGCTCGACGTGAAGTCGCCGAAGAGCTGCCCGATCGGCGAGAACGCCGTCGGCTGGGATAGGGCCTGCGCGCGGTTGATCGCGCCGGTGGCCGCTTGGCTGGCGTCGCCGGAGGCGTTGAGCGACGAGATCAGGCCGGCCCGGGCCTCCTCGATCTGCGAGCGCGACTGGTTGCCGTACGACAGCGCCTGGTCGGCCACGCCGCGCTTGGCCGTGTCGTAGGCCTGCTGCAGCTCGCCCTCGCGCGACGCCCGGTTCGACGAATCCAGGCCGCCGTCACGGGCGAGCGCAAAGGTAAGCGCCTTCTTGGCCTTGCCGTATTGCTCCTCGAGCTGCGGCGTGGCGTAGTCGTTGAACGCCTGCGTCCGGCCGTTGAAATAGTCGTCGTTGAACTGGCCGTCGAAGGTCGAGTTGATCGCCCCGGTGCCTTCGGTGACGCGCTGCTGGCGCAGGCCCTCGTCCAACCGCGCCAGGTTCGCCTGCTTGTTGCTCGGGGGCGTGAAAAGCTGCGTCACGGCTGCCTCGTCTTTCGTAAAACGGACCCGACATCGGTGAAGCCGAACCGCCTGATGTACCGCGCTGTCGATTGCTGCCTACGGCCACTCGCGACATTAACATACATCTCGTCCGCGCCAAGTCGCTCGGCCCATTGGACAAGATGTCGGATCAGGCTGGCCGCGGCGTCGGACCCGCGGAACTCCGGCCGGACGAAGATGACGCGCTGCTCGACGACGAGCGCGGTCGAGAAGTCGCTGTTCCCCCACGCCACGACTTGGAAGCCGACGACCTGTCGGGCCGGGGTCTCGACCACGAAATAGACCGGTGCCTGATCGGCCAGCGAGCGCCGGAAGCTCTCCCGCGTGCGGGTCGGGCTGAAGTTGAGGTGCGGGAACGTTTCCGGGACGGCGACGGCCGCCATCTCGACGATCGCGGCCTCGTCACCGGCGGTTGCGGGGCGGACGTCCATCAGCGCGTCCACGCGAATTGCAGAAAGGTCTCTCCGGCCCGGCCGAAGCCTTTAAGCTCGGCCTCGCGCCGCAACCCGAGCATCTCGATCCAGCGGTGCGCGTCGCGATGCTCGACGTGGCTCACACACTCGATCCGGTGCGCGCCGGCGGCCTTCACCTCCGGGAACAGAACGCGCGTGATGAACCGGGTCAGGCCGAGCGCCGCGGCGGGAAAGCCGTCGGTGGCGAAGAACAGCAGCGTCACGACGTTCGGCCGATGCTGCATGCAACCGCCGACCGCAACGGCCTCGCCGTCGACCCGGGCGGCGATCAGCTCAACCGACTGCCCGAAACGCTTGACCAGCTGCTCGGCGAGCTCGGCCCGGTCGGCGGCGTGCGACACCGCCAGGAACTCCTGCACGTCGCGCTCGCGCATGCGGTGGGCGACCTGGACGACGTCCGTGTAGTCGGCCGCCTCAAGTCTTAGCATCTGGCGCGTCCCCGGCGTACTGGATCACGGCAGCGGCCAGCTTGTGCGGGCCGACGCCGCGGCTGCGGAAGCGCAGATTGAAGTGCGTCGACTGCCCGCTCGCCGGGATGCGGTTGCGCCGGAACGTCGTCTCGAAGACCTGCCCAATCTCGTCCTCGGCGGCCAAGTTGGTCGGCTCCATGCCGATGCTGACGTCCCATCGGCCGGAGACCGCCGCGTCGACCCCCTCCAGGGTCTTCACCGTCGTCGGCTTGCTCGCGTCGAGGTAGGGTAGCCACGCCTCGGCTACGGTCTCGTCGTACGCCGGAGCCGCCCCGAGGCCGCCATACACATAGATCGAATTTGCGGTGCGGACGTAGACGCGGCGCTGGAAGACGCCCGCATCCATGATGTCGAAGCCCGGCTGATAGGTCGACCATGCGCTGACTTTTGCCCCCGCGAAGAACGAGAAGACGAAAACGGTGTCCTTGACGATGAGCCAGAACCGGCCGTCGCGCGGCTCAATCAGGCCGATGATGCGGCTGCGCTCGCCCGGGCCGAGTGAGGCGAGCTTCGCCGTGATCAGGCTGTCGATCGGCACGCCGACATCGGAAGTCGAAGCCGCATTCGAGCTGTCACGGGCGCGCAGCGAGCGCACGCCGCTCTCGTCGAGGTAGAAAATGTCGTTGTCGCCGAACTGCGTCACGCTGCGCGGGCTGGCCGTGCCGGTGTTGCGCAGGGTCTGCGACGACTTGTTGAGCGACGGATCAGGGTCGACGTACTGGATCTTGGTGACGCGCTCGGCGAAGACCGCGACGAACTGCTGGTACTCGGCCACCGCGTAGAGCTGCTCCAGGCCCGAGGCTTGCGCCGAGAAGTCGATGAACCCGGCGCCCGTCGTGTCGGTGGACCACTTCGTCGGCGCGCCGATGCCCGAGAAGTGCAGGTTCGGCCCGGACGTCGAATAGACCTTCGTCCCGATCGTCCGGACGAAATCGCCCGGAATCAGCAGCTGGCCGCTGCTCGTCGCGCCCTGCATCGTGGTCGAGCCCGGGGTGATCGTCAGGTTACCGGACGTGAGCGAGTTGACGGGTAGCCCGTTCTGCGCGGCGTCGGCCGTGGCCGACAGGATGTTGACCGTGGCGCCGTTGGCGCTGGCGCTGTAGTCCGGCGAGGAGACGAACGTGTTGATGGCCTGCGCGATGGCGGCGGCCGTGGCTTCGTTGCTGCCGGCGTACGCCACCGGACCCGGAATGATCGCGGTGGATCCGACGGTGAGGCTCTCCAATCGCGAGACGACGCCATCGCGTCCGCCGGTGAAGGTGACGCCGTTGCCGACGGTGAAGTTGCCGGTCGTGACGACGCTGATCGGCTGCCCGTTCACCGCCGCGCCGGGCGTGACGGCTCTCACCGTGACGCGCACGCCGCTGGCCGTCGCCGTGTAGTCGGGCGTCGAGCTGAAAGCGTTGATCGCCGCTGCGACGGCCGTCGCCGTCGTGACGTTGTTGCCGGTGTGCTGGATCGGCGCTCCGATGACCGGCACGCCGGCGACGGTGATCGAACTGATCGTGTCGGTCGGCTGGTCCGCGACGGGCGGATCCGGCGCCGCGGCCCCGCCGAGAACGTCGGCGTAGGCCGTCGCTTGCGTCGCCGTCTGATCGCCGCTGCCGCCAACCGCGACCGACGCCCGGGCGCGACCGTCGAACCAATCGGCAACCCGCACGCCATCGTAGAAGTGGAATCGGCTGCCGTCCGAGAACACGCCGACGGCGTAGAGCTTGCCGGCGTACAGATCGGTCGACGGCACGCTGGCGAGCGCCAGGCCGTCGGGGTGCTGCAGGCGCTGGTAGGTGATTCCGGCCGGCAGCGCCGGCGGCGCCGCGCTACCGAACACGACCGGACCGGTCAGGCTGAAGGCAAGCCCGATCGTCCCGGCCGGAAGGTCGTGGGTCTTCACGAAGGCTGCGCGCTGCTCGAACTCGCCGCCCCGGGTGATGTGGCCGTCGCGCGCCTTGATGAGCACGCCGCCGACCGTCGTCTCCGGCAAGCGCCGGGTGTCGAGGCCGCCAGTGAACTCTTGGACCCAAATCGTGCTCATCGGCGGTTTTGTCTTTTCCTGCTGATCGCGACTATGGACGTAGCGATCCTATTCTGCGGAGTTCGTATCGAGCAGGAGACGTGCGCGGGCCATAAAGACGGGCGACTGCGAGCGCCAGTTGTCGGTCGCGGTCTGGATCGCGCCGCGCTCGGCCAACGTGAGGTCCACACGTCCGCCGGGAGAGATCTTCACGGCGAGCATGAATCGATCGAACGCGACGGTCTCGGATAGCTTCTCGTCCGGCCATGCGCGCGTCAGAGCAGTAACGCAGATCATCCGCATCGTAATCGGTGAAATCTTCACCGCCTCGACGCCGTCAATGATCTCGGTCATGGGTCGGCCGTTCGGCTTCAGCTCGGGCTCATACTGAACTCGACCAAGAGCGTCGGTGATTTCGGTGTCGAAGTCGACGAGCATGGGTGATCCTTATCCTGCGACCATGAGGGCTTTGAAACCGTTCGGGATGGGGCCGCCGCCTGGCGCCTGCACCTGAACATCGGCGTTGCCGAAGCGAAGGCGGCTCGTCGACAGGAGCCCGCCATTGACGTTCACGTCCCCGTTGAACGAGGCCGTGCTGCCGACAGTCAGCAGCTGCGTCTGCGTCAGAGCACCAACCGCGAAATTGCCCGACACACCCCCGTTCCCACCCGCGCTCATGTTGCCTGAGACATAGATACTGGGCCCGTTGAACCCGCCGGTCGGATGCATCGTGCAAGCGGCCTGCAGAGTGCTGTTCGCAACTGTGAATTGGCCCGAACCGTTGTACATGTCCGGCTGAATTATCAAGTCGCCGCCCGGCGACTGACTGATAAAGCCGTGCCGGAACTGGTTCGTAGACGGAGATGAAATGAAGTGTAGTTTCTGAGACCCGGACGCTCCGGCGCCGAGATACTTCTGCGTGTGGATCTGAGCGAACTCGTCACACGCTCCGGGATCGGTGCGGATCGCCTCTTTCCAGCCGATCTTAGGCCCGATATCAATTGCCGAGATGTGCAATCCGGTGAAGCCGCCGTCAGGCTGCGACTGCGCTACGGCAACGATGGATGCGCCGTACGCGTTTGTGCCTGCCCATCCGCCCGGCGGCGTGTTGAGGTTAAGATCGATCTCTGCCGAGATGAACTGGCCGTTCTTGCCGACGTACCCGCCAAGGCCGCGCCGGTCTCCGTTCGCAACCGTCGTGTTGATGCCCCAGGCCCGGCCCTGATCGAGCGTGCAGCCGCCACTGAAATATCCGCCGACCACGACGTTGTTCAGGCACTCGGAAAGCGCGAGGCCCATCACCCCGGACGCGATGATGATGGCCGGGCCGCCGTTGATGTTGTTGGCGCCGGCCTCGACAGGCAAGCGCAGCGCGCCCGTGATCGCCGACATGCAAGCGTAGTCGCCGCCGCCGGGCCAGATGTAGCCCTGCGCCCCGTTGGCGTTGACGAGCAAGCTGTCGTTGTTCGTTTTGAACGTCGCCCACGCCGGCAGGGGGTCGGCTTTCACTGTGATGCCGGCGAGCGAAGACGACAGCCCCGACAGCGTCGCGGTCGTCGTGGCGGTGGACAGCCCGAGGGCCGTAAGAGCCTGAGACTGAGACCCCGTAAGGACAGAGCGGCCGAGACCGCTTGCGTCGCTGATCTGCGAAGCTGTGACCGTCGAAGGCGCGCCGCCCCCGCCGCCGGTACCGAACCGGGGGTCGTCATACGCCGCCACGCCACCTGAGACGCCCACCGCCAGGTACGCCGCCGCCCCAAGACCTAAGGCCGTTCGCGCGACAGCTTGGCCTCCCGAAAGGAGCGGACGCCAAAATGAAGATAGATCTGAAATCTGAGACAGCGTGATCGGGCCGCCACCGCCGCCACCGAGACCCGGCGGCAGCTGCGTAAGCGGTACGAGACCGTCGACGAGATCGGCTTTGCGCCCGAGGACCGTGGCGAGCGGCCCGGTCGCGAGCTGTTCGACGATGTCGCGAATATCGGTGACACGCAGCGTGCCGTTGGGCTTGATCGTCAGCAGCTTGCCGTCGGCCTGCTGGATCGCGGCGCCGCCCTGCGGAATCGCGCGGTTGGGCATAGCGCCAGGTGTGTTCGAGAAGTCGAACTCCGCCCTGATGATTTGATCGACCATCAGAATTCCTGCTTGTCTATGCGAATGTTGTCAGGAAGATCGACGGGCACCTGAACGTAGACCGGCTCGAGCGGGTAGGTCAGCTGCGGCGTCGAGGGCGGCACGTAGGCACCTCCGCCGCTGCCGATCGGCAAACCGAAGCGGCCGCGGCTGCGTTGGCCGACGCCGAACATGCGGAAGCGGCGCGTGATCTGCAGCTCGCCGCGCAGCCGCGCGAAGCGCTTAAGCGCCATGTCCTGCTTGAGCTTGGCGTCCTTCGCCCCGACGGCGGCGAGGCGCTCGGCGGCCGCGAACAGGACGATGATGCGGTCGTCGAGATCCGCCCGGTCGGCGTCGTCGACGAGCTTCTTCAGATTCCGGATGCCGGTGAACTTGAGCTGCCCGTCCTGCGTGGCCGGGTCGAAGTCGCGATCGGAGATCGGCCAGACCTCGAAGTCCTCGTTCTCGGACAAGCGCCAGCGCCGCGGGGGCCACTCGCGCTCGCCGAGGTCGCTGTTGCGCATCGAGTAGTGTGCGCCCTCGATGCCGGGCTGCAGGCGGCACCAAGCGCCGTCGGCGAAATATTCCAGCTTCTCGACGCGATCGAGAGCCAAGTCTGCGGGGAAGTCGTAGAAACGCTGCCCGGCCTGGATCGGCACGTTGCGCTCGACGCGCAGGTGCGGCCAGTCGTAGTCGTCCCACAGCCATTCTTGCGTCCGCTGCAGGTGCTTGACCTGCAGCTCGCGGTCGTTGGCGTTGTGGGCCGGGTTCAACGACAGGCGCGTTTCAGCGCGCAGATCGTCGATCAGCTTCTCCAGCGTCTTTCCCCGCATGACGGGTCAGCTCAGGACGTCGGTGATGCCGTCGGCCTCGGCCTGCTCGTTCGCCGAGGCCGAACCCTTCTCGCCCTTGGCGGGCTTGCGGGTCTGGCCGACGGTCTCCCGATCGGGCTTGTCGGCAGCCGACGTCGAAGTCTCGTGCTTCGGCTTCGCACGGGTCTTCGGCTTGAACAGCTCCTCCGGCAGGTCGAGCTCACCGATGGTCTCGTGGACGCGCGCCGCGGCGCCCGGGAAGAGCGCCTCGACGACCGGCCGGGAGTTCTGCGACGAGTAGGTCTCGCGCAGGCGCACCAGCTCATCACGGTTCCGGACCTTGACGACCTTGCCGTCCTCATCCTTCGGAGGGTCGATCGGTTCGATGTCGTAGACCGAGTCCGGCCCGTGGATGGCGAGCAGCACGGCGATCTCGGCCGCGGTGACGCCATACTTCGGGACCGTGTTGTCGGCCTCGCCGGCGAGCTTCACGATGACGTTTGCGTATTCCATGACGCTCGGCCTCCCTTAGATGATGGCCTTGGGGCCGTTGTAGCGCTGGATCGGGTCGATGCGGGGCAGGCCGACGACGGCCGTGCGGCCGGCGGCGAACGTGACGCCCGAGTTGTTCGTCACGGTCACGTTCGACGCGCCGTAGGCGAAGCCGATCTGCGCGCCGACGTACTTGTCGCCGCTCGGGTCGAACACGAGCATGTTGTCCGAGGTGTTGCCGGCGTTGGCGCCCTGGTAGTCGGCCTGCACCGTCCCGGTCGGATACGGCACGGTGAAGGTGCCGGCATTGGCGACGTCGGCCGCGAGCGTCGTCCGGACGGTCGCGTAGTTCGAGGTTGTGGTCAGAGGCATGACGCCCTCCGTGATGGGGATCGGGGGAGAACGGCCGGGTCAGCGGCCGTCCATTGTGTCGGGCGTCGTGCTAGGCGATGTCGTACACCGCGGACGTGTTGAGCTGCTTGGCGATCATCACGCCCGTCATGGTGATGCCGTTGTACATCACGTAGCGGTCGTACGGCCGGGCCGGGTTGTGCTTCTTCATCCGGTTGCCGTTCATGTAGAGCATGCGGATGCCGCCCGGGCTCATGTCGATCACGTAGAGGCGCTTCGACAGGCCGAGATCGTCGAGGGTCGGATCGTACTCGATCGGCGTGCCGCGCCAGGCGGGGCCGCCCATCGCACCGTCGACCTTCTTGCCGTCGCCCCAACCGGTCTGCGTGTAGAAGCCGTTCGAGCGCATCTCGTTGAGGTAGGCGCCGAGGAAGTCGGAGCCGGCGTAGAGCATGCGGGAGGTGGTGCCCTTCCGGTAGCGCTGGAGCTGGCGATCCTCCTTCTCCAGGAAGGCGATCAGCGAGCCGCCGTTGGCCGGCGAAGACGTGATCGCGGGCTGGCCGCCGGCCGCGCCGAAGGCCGCCGTCGCGGCGCGGTTGCGCCAGTACGGGGTCGTCGCGCGGTTGATACCGCCGGTGATGCCGAGGTTCGGGTTGTCCAGGATGATCGACCGGATGCCGGCGATGGCCTTCACGTCGGCCGTGCCGTCGCCGTACATCAGCCGGTTCAGGCTGAAGGCGTAGTCCTCGCCCATGGTGTCCATCACCTCGTCGAGGCGATTGGCGAGCGCGAACTGCTCGCGGCCGGACATCTCCGTGGTCGACTGGTCGGCGCCGTCCTCGTTGATGTCGATGCCGTCGATCTTGAGCTCAGTGTGGGTCAGGGTCACGCCGAGGTGGTGCTCACGCCAGGGGAAGCGGGCACGCTTGATGGTCGCCGGGTCGTAGTAATTGACCTGGTCGTCGTAGCTGTAGCCCTGGAGCGTACCGCCACCACGGCCGTCCTTCACGGCGAAGGAGACGAACTCCTTGCCGCCGGCGAAGGCGCCGGCCTTGGCGTTGAAGTCCTTGAGCAGCGGCTTGTTCGAGACATTCTGCTTGAACACCTTTCCCTTGTCGATGTAGTTCTCGAGGGTGGTGTTGTTGATCTCGACGAGGACGTCGGGGGAGATGGGCATAGGTCCGTACCTTTACGAGGCGGCGGCCTGGTTCACCTTGGAACGCACGATGTCGAGCGTCGAGTTGAACACGGGCTTTTGCTGCGCAGACGCTGCCGGCTGGTTTCCCGCCACGATGGGTCGGATGGGCTGGCGACGCGGCTGTGCCGTCGGGGTCGGAGGCCGAAATTCCTTGTTGATCGTCTCGTAGGCGCGCTTGAGCTGGTCCTTAACCCCGTCAACGGAGTTCGGGACGCCTTCCGACCGATGTAGCCACGCGATCTCCCGATGCAGCGCCGGCAACTTCGCCGGGAAGTTCGGGTCTTTCACGTTCCGCTCATCTTCCCAATCGTCGGCGGCCTTGCTCAGGGACGATGCGTGCGACGTCCGTCGCTCCGTCTCGGCCTGCTGGTCCCGAAGCTCCTGCTGCGTGCGCAGCGATTGCGTCGATGCGTTGGCCCGGCTGATCTGCAGCGCGGCGGCGTGCGGGAGTTCCCCGGCATCGACTTGGCGCTGAAGGTCGGGCGGCAAGGCTTCGCCCGCGGCGACGAGCAGATTCTGTAGGATCGGCTGCAGCTGCTTCCACGCCTCGGCCGGGTTGTTCTTCATCAGGCCGGCGATGACGAGAGCCTCTGCGGCCTCCTCGGCACCCATGCCTTGCGAAGAAATGAACCGGTCGACGTTGCGGTAGCGGCCCGCGTCAACTTCCGCGGCCTTCATCCGGCCGAGAACCTGCTTGAACCGTGGGTGCTTGTGGAAAGGGACGTCCGAGAAATTCTCGTCGTCGGGCTCTTTTGCGACCTGCGAGCCGGTCGTCGGCTCGGCTTCCGGGTTCTCGGCTGACGAGGCCGCCTCTGCCTTGTTGACCTTGCCGCTGATGACCTCACGGGCAACAGACAGCAGATCGTCGTCGGCGTTGGTTGCGTCCTGCGCGTCGGACGACTTCGCGCTATCCGGCGGCTGACCCTCGGGCTTCGCTGCCGCGTCCGTATCGTTGCCTGGACCCGCGTCTTCGATCGGGTCGAGTTCGGTGATCCCGTCCTGCTCGGACATCGTGGCTCCAGGGTTCGAGAACTGCACCATACATTCTGTCTATCGTGTCGACAAGCGACGATAGACAGAAGCTACACCTGGTTGCTGCCGAAGGCGGCGTCGCTGCCACCCTCGCCGCCGGGCGGGGCTGGCCCGTTCGTCGCGCCCTCCGGCCCTTGCGCGGTCGGATCGGCGGCCGGGTCCGCCGTGGCGGCCTGCTTGTTCTGGTTCTGCGCCACGATCGACGGGATGCCGGCGATCACCGCATCGGTGATGTCGATCTTGTCGTCGAGGATGCGGATCATGTACTTCGCCAGCCACATCGGATCGATCTGACCGGTCTGCAGCAGGAAGGGGATGATCGTCTTCGCGTTGTTCACCTGGACGGCCTGGTTCGGCTTGCCCGTGCTGCCGGCCTCGATCTCCAGGTAGAGCTCCTCGGCGATCTCGGTCAGCGTGAGGTGCGGCCACACGGCGCCCGGGCCGACGATCTTCAGTGCCGTCTCCTGCGACACCTCCCGCAGCAGGATCTGGCCGCTCGCCCGGGCGATGACGCTCAAGAAGGCGTCGAGATCGTCCACGCTGGAGCCGTCGGAGGAGGCCGACGAGTTGGCCGCGATAGCGCTCTCGGTGGCGGTGGCTTTGCTGACGCCGCCGAACTGCGCCTCCTGCGTGCCGACGACGAGCTGCGTGTCCTGGAAGATCTCGCCGGTGTCGTACAGGTTCGGGTCGACGCCCGGGACCGGAATCGGCTGCAGGATCTCGGTCAGCTTCGTCTGCGCGTCGATGTTCAGGCCGACGGCCTCGAACGGCTCGCAGCTCTTGAGCTTCTGGATATCCTCGTCGTTGATGGCTCCGTTCGGATAGGCCCACCGCGGCCGGGCCGCCTTGCGGTGCTCGCGCTTGCCCTGGCGGGACCGGTTGTAGTCGAGCTGCATGTCGAGCAGCAGCGCCACGTCGGACGGCGGGTACAGCTCGTCCTCGTGCTCGACGTCGTTGAACGTTAGCGCGTAGACCGGCCAGAAGTCCTCGACGAAGACGTCCGGCGCCGCCGGAGTTCTTAGAAACTTCTGGTGCCCCTCGGCAAGGAAATAGACCAGCCCGGACGGCTTGTCGTAGTGCTTGAACACCTTGACCATGCCGCCGTTGCCCTTGCGGCGACCGCTCGAATCGTCGTCGAAATCCATGTCGATCTGCGGGGACGTGCCGTCGTCCTCGTCGCCGGCCAGGGTGCCGTTCTTGTCCGAGCTGTCGTCGGTGGCGTTCTTCGGCAGGTCGACGCCGAACAGCTCCTTCACCTCGTCGTGGCTGAACAGGTACTCCAGGGTGATGTGCCGGGCGCCGACGAAGCCGACGAGGCTCTTGCACAGCTTGTCCGGGATCACCTTCGTCGACATCGGGAAGTCGACGATCAGGCCCTCGCGCACGACGACCTCGGGCTCGGCTTCGAGCGCCGCGACGGCGTGCTCCAGCTCGGCCAGCTCGGAATCGCCCTCGACGTGATCGCCGTCGGCGACGCCCTGCGCCAGGTTCTTGATGTGGTCGATGCGGGCGCGGTGGTCGGCCAGCTGCTCGGCCATCCCCGGGCGCGGCCCGGTCTCGCGCTGGAACCCGAGCTCGACGTAGCCGACGGCGGTGGTGCAGGCCCGCCGGACCAGCTTCTTCATGCCCATCTTGAAGTCGAGCGGCTTCTGCTCGCGGAGCGCCTGCGCGAATAGGATCTCGAGCGTCCGACCGGTCTTCTGGATGATCGTGCGCTGCGCCGTGCCGCGCTGGAAATCGGCCAGCAGCGCCTGCGCCTGCTCGATGTCGGCCGTGACCGGGATGTCGGCCTGGACCGGCAGGCCGGTCTTCGGGTCGATCATCGGGGCCGCAGCAGCCGCGGCGGTGGCCTGTGCCTGGAGCTCCTGAAACTGCATGACCGACTGGTAGGCGAGCTGCAGCGTCTGCGGGTTCTCGTCCCACAGCTCGTAGTCGAGCGTCTCGCGCCGGCGCGCGGTGGCCTTCGGGTTCTTGGCGTAGAGCCCGGCGGTCTTCTGCTTCACGTGGCGGCCGGCGATGTTGGCCGTGTAGTTGTCGGTCGAGGCGCCGGGCAGCCGCCCGTATTTCGCGACGTGCATGTCGCGGCGCATCTGCTTGAACGCCTTTTCGTGGTGCTTGGCGTCCTCCTTGATCCGCTGGTGGATCGTACGGACGAGCGCTTGGTCTTGCGCTGACACTTCCGTGTCCGCGGCAGGCTGCGGGGTGGCCGCCGGATCGACGGTCTCGGTCTCGTCGAACATGCTAGATCCCCCCTGCGTTCGGCGGCCAGATCTGCTCGATCATGGCTTTGTAGTCGCGACCGGTGCCGTGCGCGACGCCGCGCAGGTAGTACATCGCGTCGTTCATCTTCATGTCGCCGCCGCAGACGCGGCAGTGAACGGTGCGCCCGAGAACCGGCCGCTTCGCTGTTCGCCACTCGGGGTCCGGCTCGAAATCGTGTCCGGCGCATCCGTCGAGCCGTTCACCGTTCCGCTTGATCTTCACGAACATATCGTCCTCGCCTTTGCGAGACGCGAGTTCGTCGGCGGTCATCGACGCGGCCTTCCACAGACCTTGCGCCATTTTGGAAAACCGAGCGTCGTCCATCAGAAGCCTCCTGCGTTCGCGGCGCGCCGCTGCTCGTTCTTGTACTTGTCCATCAGCTTCACCCATCCGAGCGTGCCGAAGGCCGGCTCCTCGGGCTTCTTGGCCGGCGCCGAGGCGCGGAACTGGCTCTGCAGCCCGAGACCGAACAGGCTCATCATGTCGACGAAGTCGTCGTGCGCCGCGTTCGGGAAGGCCATGAGCTGCTCGATCGCGGCGTCGGCCCACCGCGGCCCGATCGGCAGGAACACCTTGCCCTGCGCGATACGTGCGGCGATCGACTGCGCGCGCTGCGCCTTGTCGCCGACCGGCGTCACCTCGCGGATGTTGATGTACGTGCCGGTCTCCTGCATGCGCTTGCGCAGGAAGGGGCCGATCGACTGCGAGATGTGCCCGCGCTCGGCCCACCACAGCAACGGCCTGTTCGTGCCGCCGGCCATGACCAGCATGCTCTCGACGGCGGCGTCGGTCGGCATCTTCCGCCAATCGACCTGCGTCAGGTACAGGTTGCCGTCTTCATCCACCCCGGCCAGCCCGAAGCAACTCGGGTCGTTGCGCTGCTTGAGGCCGAGGGCGTGGTCGCTGGCGGCGTAATAACGGAGGTTCTTCGGGAGATCGACGGGGTGATACCGTCGGATGTTTTCGCGCCGAAAAAGCACGCCATCAGCAACGGAAGGGCGCTGCTGATAGAGGGCCGAGAAGCCAAGGGGGTCGATCGCACGCTGTTCCTCCAGGAAGGTCTCGTCGAATTGGTCCGGGCCGTCCGGCCACAGCGGCGCGCCGACGGGCCGACCGAGCGGGTCGTCCTCCTCGGCGTAGGCCGGGAAGTTGATGACCCGAATTTTCTTGGCGAGCGCCGGGTTGAAGTACGGGTTCTCCTCGGCGTTGTCGTTCGTGAGCCGGCCGATCGGATCGTCGGCATGCCAGCGCGTGAACGTCATCACCACCAGCTTCTTGCCCATGCGGCGGGTCATCGCGACCTTCGTGAACCAGGACCAGGCCTGATCGCGGATCGTCTGGCTCTGCGCTTCCTTGTCGTCCTTGATCAGGTCGTCGATGATGAGCAGATGGGCGCCGCGGCCGGTCAGGCTCGAGCCGCGGCCGACGAACACCATCAGCCCACCCTTGGTGGTCTGAATGCGGTCCTTGGCGGCGCCGCCGCGACGCAACTGGACGCCGGGAAAGGCGTAGCGGTACTGCGTGGTGCCCATGATCGCGCGCACCTCGGCGCCGATGTCCATGGCGAGCTCGTCGCCGTAGGCCGCCACTACGACGTTCTGGTCCGGGTGTCGGCCGATGAACCACGCCGGCAGATGCCGGGACACCAGCTGCGTCTTCCCGTGGCGCGGCGGCATCGTCAGGATCAGGAACTGGATCTCGCCCTTCTCGACCTCCTCGAGCACGCGCGCGATGGCGTCGTGGTGCCGGGCGTTCTTGTAGCGCGACCGGTTCACGTCGTCGGGCGCCTCCGGGTCCGGCATCGTGAACTTGACGAACGGCATGAAGCGGTCGGCCGACTTCAGGGCCGCGGCGTGCCGCTCCAGCGCGCGGATGCCGGCCAGACGATCGCGCTCGGCCTCCTGGGCGGCCTTGCGGGCCTCGTTCGGGTCGAACTTGTAGAGCGGCTTGCCGGTGTTCGGGTTGACCGGGCCGGGGCGGGGCTTCTTCATGCGGTCTTCTGCGCCTGGATCGCCGACAGGATCTTGTCCTGCATCTGGGCGATCCGCTCTTCGATCTTGTCCATGCGGTCGACGATGCGGGACTGGCCCTCGTGCAATCGGCCTTCGACCTTGTTGACCTCGTCCCGGGTGATGTAGCTGCGCGCCACCTCCTGGCGGAACTCGTGCTGCTGTTCCCGCAGGAGCGTCGAGGATGCCTGCAGCGTCGAGACCCGCATATCGACCTCCTCCTCGATTCCGCTCAGACGCTTCTCCAGCTCATCGAGCCGCTTGTGCGCCGACGAGACCTTTCCGCGCTCCGTCGCTTCCTCGCCGCTCCGGCGCCACGTCAGCGCGACGATCGAAGACACCCAACCCAAGACGACAAGGATCGTCGCGCCCGAAATCGTCCACGAGAACCCTTCCATCAACGACTCCGGGCGGTCACGAAAACGACCGCAGCAAAAAGAATGGCGTAGAGCGTCCCGAGCACCTTCGTGACGGTCCACAGATCGTCGAGCATCAGCGGCGACCCTGCGTGATGTCTCGAAACAGGGTGACGAAGTAGCGAACGCCCTCCAGCACCGCCCACAGCCCGGCCGCCACGATGAAGACCCAGCGGTACTCGACCACGAAGCCGACGACGCTGCGAAGAGCGCCGATCACGCTCTGCAGGCTGGCGAGCACGCTGCCGGCCGTGTCGGCGGTCTGTTGCACGCTGTTCAGAACGCCGCTGGTCTGCGCGGCGTCGGCCCCGCCGAGGCCGAGCAGCAGCCCGCCGATCTTCAGCAGGGTCGAGGGCGGCGCGGCGCGCTCGGGCGCATGCGCCGTCATCTCGGGAATCGTCAAGTTGCCACGCGATGTCGAGACCGGGCGCGCCGGCATCTTCGGCAGCGCGACCAGGAAGGCCTCGTCGATGCCGCCGTCGCCGAGCCCGTTGTCCTTGCGGGCGGCGGCGACCGCGTCTCGCGTCTTCTGGCCGTCGATGCCGTCGAGCAGCCCGTTCAGGTAGTAGTTGCGCTGCTGGAGCTGCGTCTGCACGTGCAGCACGGTCGCGCTGTCGGGCGCCACGACGCGCTTACGGAACAGCCACGTGAACATCCCGGGCTTCGGCGCTGGCATGACTTGCGCGTCGGAGGCGATCGGCACGGGCGAGACGGTGTTCAGGGGCTTCGCCGGCTTCGTGACGACCGGGTCGGCGGCCGGGGGCGGGGTTCCGATCTTGGCGTCGAGCACGCGCAGCGCTTCCAGCGCGAAGTCCTTGCGCTTCTGCTCGTGCGGCACGCCGGGGCGCTCGTAGCCGAGCATGAACGCGGACGTGGCGCTGTCGAGCGTCTTCGTGCGCTTCAGGCGCGCCAGGGCGGCCTTTTCCGGCCCGCGCAGCTCGAACAGCATGTAGGCGTAGAAGCCGTCCCAGTCGTCGCGCTTGAACCCGTTGGCGTCGGCCCACGCCTCGAACGCGCGCCGGCGCGGGCCGGTCCACTGCGGCCAGCCCCAGCCGCCGCGCGAACCTTTTACGGTCGGGCTCTTCTCTTGGTTGGCGGTGAACTGCGCGCTCTCGACGGCCAGATTGCCGAAGACGCCGCCGACATGCAGCCGCGACAGTCCGAGATCCGCCATGAAGCGGGGGCCGTAGGTTTCGACGGCGCGTTTGAACTGCGGGGTCATGTTCCGCTCACGCCGCTTCGTAGGTGCCGGAGATCACGACGGTCTGGCCGTCGGTGGCGGGGTAGGTGTTGTCGAAGCGATGGATCTTGACGCTGTTGCCGGTCTCGCCGATCACGCCCACCAGCATGGCGCCCGCCGGCTGAACCCGGCCGGCGACGACGCACGAAATTCCGTCGCCCGTTACGGGAGGCGAAGGCAGCGTCACGGCCAGGTAGCCGGACGCCGAGCCGTTCGAGACGATCACCACTTTGACCCGGAACCAGACCTCCTTGCCGCGCTGGACATACCGGCCCTCGGCCGTGGACGACGTGACGACGCCGGCGCCGGCGCTGACGACGGGGGCGTACGCGGTCCAGCTGCCGTCGGACCACCCGAAGCGGCCGTTGGCGTCGACCGCCAGCTTCGCCACCCGCGCGATGCCGTCGGTCGAAGGGAATCGAAGCTCGATCAGGGGCGAACCCACGTCGAGCTTGCCCGCGAACGCGGTGGCGAACCCGGCGGCGGCGGCTGCTGTGAGCTGCGCCTGGATATACGCGTCGGTCGGCCCGGTCACTGAGAACGAAAGCGCGGGCGAAAGCGTGTCCCGCGTGACGATCCCGTTCGGCAGCTTGCCGTCGGAGCGCCGGACGTTCTTCAGCGCATCGACGACGCCGCCGATGGCGGCCGAGATCGTGTCGAGCTCGTCGTCGATGCGAATTCCGGGCTGCGACGAGGTCGGATTCCCGCTCTGGAACCCCTCGAAGCTGAAATCGCGCTCGTATTTGTCCGGATCGGGCATGGCTTGTCCACCGCTGTCGAGGGACAATAGACGACACAGTGGACAAACGCCATACGCCGATAGACGGGGCCTATTCGTCGGCCTGGTCGTCGGGCGGACCGAGCAGGGGCACGTCAACGACCGTGTACTCGCCGTCAATGACGTCGCCGGCCGGCGTTTCGGCGGCCTGCCGGGTGTAGAACTCCCGCATGTAGGCGTTCTGCGGGTGCTGCCGCGCGGCCCGGGCCATTTCGGCCATCTCCTCGGGCGTCCGAACGTACTGCTGCGCGTCGCGCTCCGGCTGGGCGCCGGTGCTACTGCCGAAGCGATAGTCGAGGCAAGGATACGTCATTCCGCAACCCTCCCGGCCGCCCCATAGCTGTCGAGCACCTCGGCCAGCTTCGGATGAACGGGCCGGGCGGTGTCCGGCGTGCGCAGCGTCGGCTGTTCGACGGCCCCTGCCGGCTGCTTCGACGCCCACGGGGCGTAAAACCGCAACGCCGCGACGCACAGCGCCACTTCCTCGGGCCCGATCAACAGGAAGGCGCCGCCGGTGATCTCCTTCTCGAGCCGGTCGGCCAGCTGGTCGGGGTCCGGGCGGATCATTCGCCGTCCTCCGGCCGCTGCCGGCCCCACGCCTGGATGAACGCGACTTCCTGCCAGTCCTGATCGCAGACCGTATCGTCGGCCTCCCACGAGAAGGTCGAGGCCTGCTCGATCTTGTACCCGTCCCGGTCATAGTCGTAGCTGATCCGGATGCCGTCGCTGGCTCGGACGCTCTCCTGATCGAACACGAGGTATCGGACCTGGCCGCGGTTCTCGGCATCGGATCGCGGCGGGTACGTCAGATCGACGTGAAGCTCATCGCCGCTGCGCGCGACGTGGAAGTTGTCCGGCGCGTCGCCGTAGGCGCTCTCGATTATTTTGCGGTAGCCGCTCATTCGCCGCCCCCACGCGATCCCGAGCTGTCGGACGTCGAACAGGCCGTGTCGGCGGCCTGCACCGGGGTGGAGAGCGGAATGCTTGCAATCGGGCCGTCGACGTTCGCTGGGGCCGGGCTCTGCCGGCGCTCGTAGTCCGCCAGTGCGGCGGCCCGCCGGCGCTGGGCCTCCTGGACAAGAAGCTTCTGCTGGTCGCCGATGTTCATGCTGGATCTCCCCGTTCAGCGCTTTGCGCCGCTGGCGAACTTGCGCAGGAAGTCGGCCATCGGATCGGCCGGTCCGAGCGTGAGCTTCTCGACGAGATTTTCGGCGCGGAATCGGAGGTCTGGCGGGCAGTGCTTAACGGCCACGATGGCGTTCATCATCTGAACGGTGGCTTCGCGTTGTGCGTCGGTCATGTCGGATCTCCGTGGCGGTTGGCGTGCCGATGCGTCCACCCCTTGCCCCGAACCGGGGGTGCTTGGGGTGTCGAACCCCGGCGTGGCTGCGCAGTAGCGTGGCTCTCGCCACGGGCGCGTCGGCGTCCAATCTGTACGGCGGTGCGGACGCAATGTCCAGTTTGTATGTCAGGACGGATCTGCGGACCGCAAATTTCTCCGGGCGTCTGGCGTCGGCTGACGAAGTCGGTTCGGACTGGTGCCGGGGCCCGGCCCGGGGTCGGCACCGCCCCTCCATCGAGCCGGATCGGGGCGCAATGCTCTTAGACAGAACATTGCTGTCTCTTATAGATCAATGACTTAGCGCACTGTTGGGCGCACCGGATGCGCGCAATCAGCTCATCACGTCGTGTTCAGGCGGTGCGGCCTCGATCGGCTCGAGGGTCTCGGCCTGGTGGCGCCCGTGCTCGGCCTTGAGGGCGAGAAGCATGGCTTCCGTCTCGGCCAAGCTCATTTCGGACAGACTTTTGCCCGTGGCGGTGTCCGTCGTGCCCTTAGCGGCCCCCAGCACGACCTTGCCGGCGGCAATGTGGTGCTGTGGTGCGATGTTGTCGTCCTCGAGGATCTTGCGGAGCCGGCCCAACGCCAGCGGAACGAGCTCGTTATGCAGCGCGGCTTCCTGCTCGGCCCGGATCGCGGCGTTGATGGCCGGCTTCTGCAGGTTTTGCGTAGCGCGCGGCCCGGGCGACCCATAACCGGCCTTCGCGGCCGCATAGACGCCATCACTGGTGCGAGCGTACTCCTTCACGAACACCGTCTCTTGCCGCGTCATGTCACCAGATTTAGAGGGCATTCGCGTGGCCTACACAACATGTTGTGCCGTTTGCGCATGTTAACGGCGTTCACTTCGCGCAAACATGAAAATGCGCCCTCAAAGACGTTTTGTCTATTTTGTCGATTGACAGACCATCCATGGCTGACATACAAGTGACATACACCAACGGCGAGACACCCGCCCCGCCAGCCACTTAGGAGCCCGCCATGTTCAAGTCTGCTTACCTCCACTTCGGTACCGACTCTGAGCCCCGCCAAACCGTTTCGGTCCCGTTCCGTGAAAGCGAGGCCCCGCGTTCCGGCCGCACCGTGACAGGCTATGGGCCTAAACTGCCAACCTCCTTTGAGGTGCGCTGGAACGGCCGTTGGCGCCGTGTCTACGCCGCTTGCTACGGAAACAGCTCGTCAACCTACATTGGCAAGCCTGGCGCCTGGGAAGCGACCGTTTCTATCGATTGAACTGTCCATTCCGTCCAACACCGCAACCGACACGCCAACCCCGAGAGACACCGCCATGTGCAAGACCGCCTATAAAATCTGGTTCCGTGCCTGCCGCCTCTTGGTCAACCAAGACTCAGCCAAGTATCAGCTTCACCTTAACTCGAGCATCGGTCTTGAGTTTCGCCACGGCTCTATTGCTCATGAGCTCAACGGCGTCCGTCGAATCAACTACACTCCGACGGCACACGTATACGCCATTGTGACGCTAAGCGAAGCCACTGCAATGACGGGCAAAAGCGCTAAGCGCTGCGCCATCCACACGGCTCGGCACTACCGCATCCACGGCTCCAACCGCCATTGCCCGATCCCGGCCTGACCTGTCCATTCCGTCCAACACCGCAACCGACACGCCAACCCCGAGAGACACCGCCATGACCGTTTCGCTGCAGGATCTCCGCACCACGTACCAAGCCGCCGAGGCGCAGTTTCACGCCGCCATAGCCACCGCCTTCCCCGGCTATGACGAATGGCACTACTTCCGCGCTTGCTCGCACGTGGCAGGCGATAACTGCCGCCGGAACGACGACACGTCCCGCGACGCCGAGCTCGCCGCGCACCCCATCATCGAATCCGCATGGCAGGATTTCATCGCAAAGCTTCATGCATTCTACCGCGCCCGAGACGGAGAAGGTGGCGTTCTAGGCGGCCGTTAGTTCGCCTGAACTGTCCATTCCGTCCAACCCCGCCGATAGACACCCTCTACAATCGCCCCACGCACCCCGCCAGCGCCTGTTTGGAGTTCCGCCCATGTCCGACAGCCAATTGATCGTCACCGCCGTCCTGGGGGCTCTGAGCCCACTCTGGTTCGCCTGCTTCGTTGCGTGGGCGTTCTGGCCCCACCTCAGCGCCGACGATTCGGACGCGGACGCATGATCGGCGCCATTCAGCTGTTTCTCGGCCTGGTGTTAGCGGTTGCAATCGGCCCGCTCATTATCGGACGCCTAGCTGTCCTGACATACAAGCTCATCATCCGAATCCGTGGGGCGCCCTGACCGGCGCCCCTTTCTTTTGCGTGCCGTCGGCCTGCTCCAGTCTTTTCGCTCCAGTCTAATTCAAACCTGCTCCACTCGGCCGAGCACCCTGCTCCAGTGCATCCACTCCCACTTCGTGGGGGAGTGGAGTGGAGCACTGGAGCAGAGCGGGGATGCTCCAGTGCTCCGCTCCAGTTATTTACGGACTGGAGCAACTGGAGCGGACTGGAGCGGATCAGTCAAAAACGGAGGCCTTGACCGTGACATACACACGGGGCCGACGTAGCTTATCGCCCCTCGTTTGCTTCTCCAGCACGCCCTCCGCGATCCACTTTTCCACAACCGCGGACACAGCCCTTTTATCGTCGGTTGTATAGATCGGTAGGCCGAGAACCCCCGCAATCGGGATGCCGACCCAATCGGGGGACCGCACGTCCTCCCGCCACACGTGCCCCCGAAGCACCTCCAGGGCCTCCTCCTGCCTTCCCTGATCCACCGACAAGCCGCCACGCGTCATCGGCCGAAGTGATACGGTGCAGGACGTGACGGGATCGCCTTCGCCGTCCACGCCCAACGTCACGGGCACCAAGTCGAAGCCGGTCACGTACTCCTTGTCGAGGTCGCGCTGCTTCGTGACGCCGATGCACCCGACCGTGACCTCGATTTCGGTGTCGGTGGCCGCACGCAACAGCGAATGCCCGCGGGCGCCCTTGGCGGTGTCTTTGCCCGTGTGGTGGACGACGAGCACGTGCGCGCCGGTCACGGCCCGGATTGCGTCCAGGTGCCGAACGAGCGCACCCATGTCGACCGAGCTGTTTTCGTCACCGCCCGCCATGACGCGAGACAGCGTGTCCAGCACCACAAGCCCAAGGCCGTCGACGCTCTTCAAGAGCGCGATCAGCGGCCCCAGGTCGGCCGCCGGATCCAATAGGTTCACGGGCGACAGCACGAAGTGGAAGCCGTCGCACGGGCCGTATTTCGCGATCAGAGCCGCCGCACGCTTGCGCGCACCGTTGCCGCCTTCGGCCACCACATAGACCACAGGCAAGCCCGCGGTGCGCATCCCACCCCACGGGCGCCCGGACGCCACGTGGAACGCCAGGTCCATCGCGGCGAACGTCTTACCCGTATTGCTTTCTCCATAGAGGATGGTCATCGCCCCGCAATCCAAGAGCCCCTTGACCAGCGGCCGGGCCGCGACGGTCAGTGCTGTTTCGGCGACAGCCGATAGCAACTCCAGGCGCAGCTTGGCCGGCTTCGCGCCTACTCCTTCCAAAAAGCGATTTGTGCCATCGTCCCCGCCCCCAAATTCTTTTTGAACTTCGGCCGCCGCATCACCGTCGAACCACAAATCCGATCGGCCGAAACGGCCCTCGCTGCGCTCCTCGGCCCACTCGAACAGCAGCGATGCGCCGACGGCAAACGGCGCGTTGATCGATCGGTACACCCGGGTCGCGGATTCGGCCGCGTCCGCCCCGCCCATGTCGGCGCGCTCCGAGAACTCCTCGAACAGCTCCAGCCCGAAGCCGTCGTCCTCTTGGCACGCCCCACGCACGGCCGCCGCCATCTTGATCCACCATGCGTAGCCGTCGGCCGGGTAGCGATTCGGGATGGCCTCGACGGCTTTCCGGACCAGCTCCAGATCGCCCTTGAGCCGCTCCTGGTCGACGGATGCGCGGTTCGTTATGCCGTGCTCGCCGTAGACGCGCTCCGGCTTCGGCAGCACACCCGACAAGTCGCTCAAGAGCCCGTCGATATCCGATGCGTCCTGGATCGGCAGAGCGGCCAACGCCGGCAGGCCGCCGTGCGCCGGGCGCGTGATCCGGTACGGCAGCAGCGTCACGGGGTGGATGCCGACGATCACGCACTGCTTGCCCTCGCCGAGCACCTCAATACAGCCGTGCTCGAACACCAGCGAGCGGTACGGCAGCGGGCCGCGGCACCGGATCAGGTACAGCGCCTTGGGCGAGCGGCCGATCCGGACCGGCACCAGGCCGAAGCGCGCCTGGACTTCGGCGGCGACGGTCTCAGCCGACTTGCGATCCAGTGTGTCGGCGTCGACGGCGAACAGATACGTGCCGTCGTGCTGCAGCCCGAGCCGCAAGCCGACGCCGGCGCCCATCGAAAACCATGTGGCGAGATCGGCTTCTGTGGGCGTGGCCGTCTGCCAGCCCTTCAGCCCGTACCACTCGCCATCGGATCCGCGCAGCCCCGGGGCCTTGCCGCGGACGTCGCCTTTCCTCTTCGCCAGATGGGAGCGAGGCGACAGCACGCCGTTAAAAGGCACAACCGGCACGAGGTACCGGTAGCCGAGATTCCAAAGGGTGCGGAAGCCGTCGCCGACGGTCTCTTTCGGTGCTTCGCTCATGACCGCGATCCGTCCATTGTGTCTTGCTCTGCGGTGTGCAGCGCCATACAATGGCGGCGCGCGGAAGCGACGGGTGGGAACTCTGTCATTCGAGCGATATCCTGTGGCGGGATGAGGGGAAGCCGGAGTGCTCTACAGCGCTCCGGCTTTTTCGTTTGTCGCATGTGTCCGTCGGGTTTGTCAGCCGGGATCGACGGCGACGATCATAGCGGCCCACGCACCCGCCGCCACGGCTTCGCTGTCCTCGCCCGATCCGGCTGCTCCCGCACTCAGCATCTCAGCCGTCGGCTCGCGCGGAACCAGTACGAACCCCTCCATCCCCTCCTTGAGGCGGGTGATCTCGGCTTCGGCGGCGGCCAATTTCACGCCCTGGCGAATGGCGCTCTGGTTCGACCACTCCCAGGCCGCGTACCACTCGTCGCCTAGCTTCTGCGCCGCGTCCCGCTCGGCCTCTGCCCTCGCCAGCGCCTCGCGCAGGCCGTTCTGGTCTTCGGGGGCGGTCATGCGGAGGGCTCCGAAGTGATAGCGGCGGCCTTGGCCTCATCCGGCGTACGGTACTTTGCCAAACTCTCGGCAAGGCTCGCGACGAGGTCGGCTTCGGCGAGCCGTGCCGCTTGTGCCCGTTTGCCGGAGCAGAACCGCGCCGTGTCGCGATGGAAGCCGGCCTCATCTTTCAGCCACTCGATGATGGCGTCGCGGGTTGCCGCTGGCGTCTTGGTCGGGAGGATCAGCGCCATCACGCCCGGCCTCCGTCAGCGTCCGGTGCGGCGGCGAGTTGCCCCTCGATCCACGTGCAGCATTCGCACTCGAACAGCGTGCGGGCTCTGGCGTAATCCGACCAGGAGCCGGTACCGTCCTCATACGCCCGCTTAGCTACGGCAGCGTCTGTATGCAGATCGCGGATTTCTTGCGGGATACCCACCCCGTCCCCTGGCCGTGCTGCTGGGGCGGCGGAGAGGGCGGCCCCCAAGATTGCGACGGCGAAATCCTTGTCCTTCGTCTTGTAGCCCTGCGCGAGGTCACGGGCGAAGGTATCGTGCACGAATTGCGCGGCCTCCCGCACCCCCGTCTCGTCTTCACCCACCGGGGCGGCGAACTTCAGACCATCCGGGTTGCAGTATGGGCACTTGAGCGCGTTGTGATGGTTCGCAGGATCGAAGCCCAGCGCCTCGCAAATGCGCCGACCGTCGCCGAACCCTCCCCCGGCATCCGGCGTCTTGGGGTCTTCCCCCGCCGATCCGGTCTGTGGGGCGAGGGACGAGATGTAGCGGTCAGCGGCGATAGTCCGCTGTGCCGGCATGTCGGCATGGATAGGGTTCTCGCTCGCCCAAACCGCGCCGGCTCGGTAGGCGCAGTGCGTCGCCTCCCGCATCCCCGCATCGTTCCCCGGAACGGTAGGCTTGGGGTCTGCCGGGGGCGTGGTCCTGGGAGGGGGCGGATTGCAATTGACGCAATAGCGGTCCTTCACGCGCTCGCCCAATATGGTGACGCAGAAAGAGCATCGAACCGACAGATCGACCGTGTCGAGGGTATTCACCCCCGCCGCGATCGGCCCTTCGACAGCGGGTTGCGGGCTGGCGAGGGCGGCTGCGTCCAGAGCCTGAGCGATCTGGACGGCGATGTAGGCTGTGCCGTAGCCAGAATGCTCGGCCAGCCAAGCGTTCCATTCATCGGCGTTATTGCCAGTGGGGCGTGGCGTGTTGACGTGATTGCGGCCCGACTCGCTTGAACGGACCGAAAGTGCGGCGTTGATGATCCCTTCCATCCATTCAATCTCAGACTTCGGTCCGGCAAATAGGCCTGGAGGCTTAGCTTGCCGCCAGTGGTCGTAACCGGCCATGACCATCTGCTCGCTGGCTTCCCGCAGGCCCGCTCCCTCAGCGGGCATTGGGATCTCTGCGGCGGCGTTGAGGGGGAACAGCAGCTCGGCCCCGGTGACGTTCAAGTCGTAGCTGTCCCCGTCGCCGTAGGGGTGCACGGTGATCCGGTAGAGGCCGGCCGGCTTGCCCTCCGCCCAGGCCAGATCATCCCCATCGTCCTCAGTCAGGATCTCGACGCAGACGTCCCGGTCCTTGCAGTCGGGAGACCGGTCGATGACGCGGGCGCTGTTGTTTCCGTGCTCGTCGGTCGGGGTCAGGCCGACGATCGCCCAATAGTCGCGGGGTTTCGGCGCATTCGCGAGATGCTGCCCGGATTTGGTCAGGGTGGTCATGGGTGGGAGCTCCTCAATCAAAAATGGACGGTGCGGCGGGGTCGGTTATCTCTGCCGACGGGGCCGCCGGCTCGGCTGCACCCGGGAGAGCCCGGGCGATCACGGCGGCCTCGGTCGGGCCGACGAACTGGAAGGTCTGTCCGTCGGGCGCGATGACCTCGAGCGTGACGTCGCCGCCGGGCTCGTACGCCGAGACGGCAAAACCGCAGTCGGGCATCGCGGCGCGCAGGGCGTCAAGCGTCACGCGAACACCCCCGCGCCCGGCTCGATGTCCTGCTCGGGCATGCGCAGATCGCGCCGGATCAGCTGCTCGACGTAGAGCGTCCGGCTGATTCCCTTCTGCGTGGCCTTGCGCGCGGCCGCCGCCATGACGTGACGCGACAGACGCATCGTCGTGACGGTCGTGTCCTTGGGCTTGTTGACGTTCATCGTCTCCTCCGTGGGTCAAAGTGTATGTCAGATGTATGTCACTATTGACGCTTTGTCCATGGGTGTCGACGGACAGAATGGACAGTGGTACGGTACGCCCGCGCGACTGGAGACCACGATGCCCATCAGCACGACCGCCAACTACGCTCACGTCGGCCCGGTCCGGATCACCGCCGACGTCCCGAACGGCGGCACGCTGTCGATTGCTTATCCGGCCGGCACCACGCAGACCGATTACACGGGCGCCAACGCCGGTCTCGCCAGCGAGAACATGGTCACGGTCGGGGCCGACAAGTTCGTCGGCCTGGTCGGCTTCGTGTTCAACGCCTCCGACATCACGGTCACGAACAACACCGGATTCACCTGGTCGGCGGCCCCGCGCGGCGTGCTGCTCGGGCCGTACCCGATCCACTTCGGCCTGCCCCGGGCCAACCCGCCGCTGGTGCTGAACACGCAGAAGGCGGTTCTGCCCGGTCCGGCCGCGGCCGCCGAGCTGTATCTGCCGGCCAGCGGCGGCGCCGTCACGTCTTTCCGCGGGCGCCCGGGCGTCTGACCACCGCTTCTAGGAGCTCGAGATGCCCGTCAACAAGTACCCCGTCGTCCAGCTCGCCGATTCAAACGCCAACCTCATCGACCCCGCGACCGGGACGGGAGGCGGCGGCAGCGGATCCACCGGATCGGTCACGGCGCCCGGTACGGCTGGCACGCAGGCGCAGGCGGTGCAGGGCGTCAACGGTGGCGTGCCGGTGCCGGTCACGGGTGCGGTGACAGCGACGACCGTTCAGCGCGCCACGCTCGCAGAAGGCGGCGGCACGACGAGCGCCACGGCAGGCACGGCATCACAGATCCTAGCCGCCGACGCGAACCGGAAGAAATTCGAATTCCAGAACCTCGGCGCGGCGGTGATCGTGCTGCGGATCAACGTGGCGGCCGACACCACCGCCGCGGTTACGACGACGCCCACGACGAAACGGATGATTTCGGTCCCTGCCGGCCAACTGTACGTCACGGAAGCCGACACGCTGTGCACGGGCCTGATTTCGGTTGTGTCTGGCACGGCGTCGGTTCCGTACTCGTATCTCGCGAGCTAGGCCGTGGGGTTCAAATTCAACACCCGCCGATCCCTCGGGCTGCCCATCGGTGGCGGCGGTGGAGCGATCCTGAAGCCGCAGGACGTGTTCGCGACGAGTTTATATACTCATACTGGAGCCGCCAATAACTTCCACGCGACGACATTCGATCCCGACTTTACATGGGAAAAATCCAGAAACGCTGTAGGGACGCATTACCTCTTTGACAAAATCCGAGGCGCGGGAAAAGTTTTAAGCACTGACCAAACTATCGCAGAGCAAGCATTTCCTGCGGGATACTCAGAGAATAGGACCGGCGGGTTTTATGATAGCGGCTATGCGAATGGCACCACTGCTGTTGGATACTCTTTCAAGTTCGCCCCCAAATTCGCTGTAGAAGTCACATGGACGGGTGACGGCACGAGCAACAGGCAGATCCCGCATGGGCTTGGTGTTGTGCCGGGGATGGTGATTGGTAAGGCGAGAAGCGTCGCAAATCAGAACTGGCAGGTGACGCACCGGTCCCTGTCGTCGGCAACGGCTCGACTGCTTCTAAACGACACCGCCCCGGAACAGCCCGCAAACGCCTTGTTCTACCCAAGCGCGGCAACCGATACCACGATAAGCGTCGGACAATCTCTCAACGCTGCCGGCCAAACCTACGTCGCCTACCTCTTCGCGCACGATCCGAGCGCAGACGGGATTGTGCAGTGTGGGGGCGCAGCGATTGCGTCGGACGGGTCGGTCAGCATCCCGCTTCCGTGGCTGACGCAGTGGATCATGTTTAAGCGCACAGACACTACGGGGCAATGGTACATAATTGATGCTTCGCGTGGCTTTTCTCCGACTGCGAAGTTTCTTTACGCAAATCTTAGCAACGCCGAAGTTGATCTTGGATTTGCTGTCCCCGTATCGCCTTCGGGGGTAACGGTGCCCGCCGGCCAGCTTTATGGATCAGCCGGTTCTCTGATCTTCGCCGCCATCCGAGCCCCCTACTAGGACCCCCAGCCATGCCCCTGTCCGGTGGACCGCTCACATTCGAGGAAGACGTTCGGCAGATCGTCGGGGCGATGCCCGGCATCCCGACGATCTTGGACGGCTCATTCCTCGTGGATACGCTGCCGCCGCCCGCCGACAACCTCGGCAAGTACGCCCGCGTCACGGACCTGTTCGGATCCACGACCGATCTCGTCCTGGCCGCGCGCACGGGCGCGATGATGTACTGGAAGCCCGTTCGGCCGGTGTTCGCCGCCAAGCAGACGGTGGCGGCCGACATGACGCTTCAGGCGCTCAAGACGCCCTCGATCCTGTTGCTCGACGGCAACGTGCCGCTCGGCACCACGCGCAAGCTCACGCTGTCCACGAACATGGCGTTCCCCGGCGCCTCGTTCCGCATCAAACAGCGCAACACGCTGGGGACGATCCTCGGGGCGCTCAACGTCCTCAACGTGAACCTTGGGACGCCGGTCGCGATCCTGACGGGCGGGTCGCAGGAGTTCGTCTACGACGTGGTCGACGGGTGGGTTCAGGTCACGTAGCGCTCAGCTTGTCACCAGCGCGTCGCCCCCTCCACGTTCGGAATGAACTGATCCGAGCGATTTACGAAGGCGCCTTTCTCGAACACGACGATGCTGTCGTGGACGTGGATGCCACGGGTCATCCGACCGATCTCCGTCTCTGGCAGCTCGCCCCGCGTCCAGTGGGCGTGCAGCTCGTCCAGGGTCTCCTTCACCCGCTCCATGAAGGCGCCGGGTGTCCGCAGCCCGCCCTGGAAGTCCGTCCAGTAGGAGGCGTGAACGTCCTCGACCATGTACAGGGCATCGCGCGGCATGCGCGGATAAAGGTACTCGAACGACCGGATCATGTGCGGCGAGAGATGACTGCCGTCGTCCAGCACCACGTCGGGCGCGCCGAACTCGTCGACGAGCGACTGCATGAACGCCGGGTCGCCCTGGTCGCCGATCCGGACGCTGACCTGCTCGTCCCCGAAGGATTTGCACTCCTCGCGGATGTCGACGCTGACGAGCTTCGCGGTCGGCCCGAAATAATGCTTGAACATCTGCGACGAGCCGCCGTTGCCGCAGCCGATCTCCAGGAAGACGATGCTGCGGCCGACGAACGGACGGAAGTAGCGCTCGTAGAGCGGCAGGTAGTGCGCCCACTTGCGGATGGGGCGGTCCTTGTTGGCCCAAAAATACTGGTTCAGCGACATGTGGCGGTCCTGGCGTGGCGCCGGTCCGGCGCGGAAGTGCCGGACCATAACCAGTGAGCGCACGCCTGTCAGTCCTTCCGGTAGCGTTTCCCACGCCAGCCGCTCGCCGTGAGCGGCAGGCCGGCGGCCCACGGCTTCAGCTCGCAGATCAGACGCTCGAACTCGGCGACGTCGCCGAAGCCCCGCGGCACTTCCGTGATGATCTCGTCGTGGACGTGGCCGATGACCGGGTAGCCGGCGGCCTCCGACGCCTTGATGCCCTCGGCCAGCAGATCGCGCGCGATGGCCTGCACGATGTTCTCGAAGGCGAGGCCGCCGTACAGCCCGAAGCGCTCCCACTTCTTGGTGACGCTGTTCACCCCGAGCGCGGTCGCGGCCTTCTTCGCTTCCCCGTCGATCTTGCCCTCGCCGGCCAGCTCCGCGGCCTCGGCCTCGACGCGCGCCATGACTTCGCCGGAATCCATGCCGGTCCGACGGAACCAGACCATCGAGCGCAGCCGCGGCGCCCCGTACGCCAGGCAGCGGCCGGACGGCAGCCGGCACCATAGGAAGCCCATCTTCACCACGTACGAGCACCGGCCGACGTGCTGGATCTGGCCGGGCGCCTGGATCGCGGCGCGGATGGCGTCCTCGAGACCGGACCAGCGGCCGACGATTGCCGGGTGCGTCGCGCGCCAGCCGACCTTGACCAGCTCGGCGGCCAGCCAGCCCTCGCGCGACAGCACGGTCGTCGTCGGGTCGCCGCGCTTGCAGCACGCCTCGTAGCGCTTGACCGCCTTCTCCCGGCGCTCTTCGTCGGCGGCCGCCCACACCGGGGCGTAGACCGGATCGATCTTCAGGCTGTAATTCCGAGCCATCGACCGGAAAGCGCCGACGCCGCCCTGGTACTGCAGACTGAGCTCGGACACCTTGCCGACCTGACGCCGGACGTCCTTCTTGCCGAGCTGATCGACCGGCACGTTGAAGATGCCCGCGGCCGAGCGCCGGTATAGATCGGGCAGGGTCGGGTCGGCGATCAGGTCGAACATCGCCTGGACCTTCCAAGCTTCGTCGGCCTCCCAAGCCGCTACGGCACCTTCAATGCCGCTATAATCCGCCACGAGTAGATCGTTCCCTGCTCCAGCCCAAAGGAAACCGCGTAGCGCGTCCGATATAAGCCACAAGGGTCGGCCAAGAACTTCGCCGTACAAATCCCGCAGCCAGCCCGGATCTGATGTTCGGATCGCTCCAAATAGAGCGGCGGGGTCCAGGTGTGCATCGCCAAATTCCTTTCGAGGGCGGGGGAGATTGTGCAACTGCGCGCCGACGCTCGACCATCGGCCGGTGCCCGCCGCGCAGAACAGGAAGGCCCCCCTGATCCGTCCGTCATCAGACGCGCGATCCAGGAAGGACGACAACTTCGCCACCGACGTCTTGGCGGCTTCCTGGCGGATCTCGACGGCCCGGCGCACGTTGGCCGGCAGGTCGTCGCACTCCAGCAGCTCCTCGATCTCGGCTTTCGCGGCCGACGGCAGGCCGACGCCTTGGCCCTGCACCCACTCCACCAGCTTGCCCGGCTGCGAGCACGCCGGGACGTAGCCGTCGGTCGCCAGCCGCATCTCCCGGTCGAGCTGGCGCTTGGCCTCGTCCGCCAACGCCAGCGCGGCGCGCGCCGAGACGACGTCGACTCGGATGCCCCGATCATTGATGCGTTGGTCGATGATCCACAGCTCTTGCTCCTCGTCGGACAGCGGGATCATGCGGGCATCGGCGGCGGCTTCCGTCTCCACATCGACGTCGCAATAGTCGTGGAAGCGCTCGAACTCGTCGGGGTGGGTCGTCGCGTCGTTGAAGTACAGCCCGGGCGGCTCGTCACCGCGGGGCTTGCGCGGCAGGGAGAAGCGGCGGATCAGCTTCGACCCCTCCTTGTCCTTCTGCACGTCCAGGCCGAGCGCCGCCCCGAGATCGCCGAGCGCGCGGGGCAGCGACATGGCGGCGGCCGTGGCGGCCGTGCAGCGGCATTGCTCCAGCCGCAGCGCCGGCCATCCATAGCGGGGCGTCAGCACGTTCTGCCACAGCCCGCGCTCGAACGAGACATTGTGCCCGACGACTGTCCGGCCGGCTTCGACGTGCGCGACGATATCAGCCGGACATGGCGCGGGCGGACGCCACCGCCGCACCGGGCCGTTGTCCAGCTTGTAGGAGGCCATGAGCGGCGCCGTGTGCGGCGACGCGAAGTAGCGATATGCACCGTGCTTCCGCAGATCGACGTCGCTGCGGGTCTCGAAGTCGATTTCCAGGCTCATGCGAACACGTCCGTCAGTCGAAGATTCCGCCGGTCAGCGAGAGCGGCATCGGCGGCTTGGATGAAGGCTTTCGCGGCTTCCGCGCAGATCGCGTTGCCATAGGCGCGCAGGCGTCCCATGCGGGCGGGAGCGCTTGCAACCAGCGGGAATGTGCCGGGTTCAACCGGGCGCCACTTGCCGTCTCGGCAGAAGAGCCAGTCAGGGCCGGACCAGAATGTACGACCTGATTGTTGAGCTGCTGCCCCTTCGCTCCCCCGCCCCGCTCCGAGTAGGGCTTCAAGTTCGGCGTGCGATAATCTCTGTTCGCCGGTGTCGCCCAAGTGGACAGCTGCGCCTGCAGCGCCAAGCTGGTCAAGCTGATGCCAAGCTCGGCCCCGTTCTCCCGCGCCTTCACCTTGCGCGCCAGGAACTGCTCCGGCGTGCCGCCCGCTTCCTTGGCGGCCGGCGTCGCCCACGAGGCCAAGGCCGCGATCTGGTTGAGCGGCCGGCCGGTGTCCCACGGGCGCGAATCCTTGGCGCCCCGGTTCGCGTCCATCACCGTCGGCGTCGGCCACGAACCATGTTCTGTGCCGGGGGTGCGGAGCACCGACGCCCGCAGCAGGGAGTACGATCGGCCCGAAGGCGTAGCCGTCCGCTTCCAGGTCAGTTTGAACAAGGTCGACCCACAGCCGGCCGTCCTTGCCATCAACCTGCTCGCCAAGAACTCGCGCAGGGCGGCACTCTCGGATGAGGTGGTGCCATGCGGGCCAAAGGTGCCGCTCATCAGCAAACCCGCCTCCTTTGCCTGCCGCGCTGAAAGGTTGGCAGGGGCAGGAGCCGGTCCAGACCGGGCGGTCGTCGGCCCATGTCGCGAGCCGCAGTGCGCGGCTCCATACACCGATGCCGGCGAAGAAGTGGCACTGCTCGTATCCGCGCAGCTCGGAGGGTCGAACATCCAGAATGCTCCGCTCATCGACGTCGCCGGGCGCGATGTGGCCCGCAGCGATCAGATTGCGCAGCCAAGCCGCCGCGTAGGGGTCGATCTCGTTGTAGTAGGCGGCCATCAGTCGAACACCGACACGACGGCCGGCAGCTCCGGCGCGCGCCCGCGCTGGTCCGACACGGGCTGCGCCGACAGTGCTTCCGCAGCGGCGGCCTCCGGCGAGGGCTGGATCGCGATGCGAAAGCCGTCGGACCACGTCCAGCGTGACGAGGCCTGCCACATCGCCTCCCGGCTGTGCATCCGGTTCAGCGAAAACTGCGTGAGGCCTCGGGCCGCCGCATCGGCGAGAAGCTGGTCAAGCGTCATACCTGAATGCTCCCCTCGCGCAGCCAGCGCTTCGTCACGCCGGCCTCGGCGAACATCACGCTCGCGACCTCGAACTGCTCGCTCGGCATACGGGTCTCGCCCGGGCCGACGATCACGCAGACGATGCCGGCCTGGATCAGCGACTGCGCGCACGCCGCGCAGGGATGGTGCGTCGCGTAGACGGTGCAGCCCTCGGTCCGGACGCCGTGCTTGGCTGCCTTGGCGACCAGGTTCTGCTCGGCGTGGCTCGCCCACAGATACTTCTCGGGGCGCTCGCGCCGCTCCGGCCGGTCCTCGACCCCGGCCGGCGGGCCGTTGTAGCTGGTCAGCAGGCTCGTCCGGCCGTCGGGAGCGACAAGACACGCGCCGACTTGGGTGGTGTCCTTGGATTGCGACGCCGCGAGCTCGGCGTGCTGCATGAGGAATACGGGCCAACGGCTCATGAAGCAGCTCCCGTCTTCTCGCGCTTCGTAACGTTGATGCACGAGGCCCACTGGCCGGACGCGAAGGTGGCGACCAGCTCTGTCGAGCCGCGCTCGCCGGATCGGAAGACGATCTCTCCGCCGTTGTTGAACATGAAATCGCAGTTGATCTCGTGCACGGTCCCGAACACGTCGGTGACTTCGTACCGCTTCATGACGGTCTCCTGTGGTGGCGGGTTACGGGGTGATGTCCCAAGCGGCGCAGACGTCCTCGTAGCGGCGGCCCGAATCGTAGGCCTCGCACTTGGCGTCCTTGCGCAGGCGCCAGCGCCGACGGCGCTCTCTGTTCGTTTCCAGGGCTCGCGCCCGAAACTCCGGATCGGTGGCGTACCGCTCCCGGTTGCGCTCGACCGACTTCTTCTGCTGCGCGGCCCGGTAGGCCGGGCTGGTGAATCGCGCCAATGTCGTCGTGGAGATGCCGCAGGCCGCCGACGTGACGGTGTGGGTCGCGCCGGCGGCCAGCATCTCCCGAGCTTTCGCGTGCCAGGGCTGCTCCTTCACGACGCTACCCACCACGCGAAGACCAGAACGACGACCAGCTCGACGCTGATGGCGATCATCGCGCCGCGGGCCAGGCCGAGACCGCGGCGGTTGGCTTCCTCGGGGCCGATCACGCGAACACGTCCCCCATGCCGAGGGCCTGCGCGTACATCTCCAGGATGGCTTGCTGCTCCTGGCGCTCCGCGCGGTCCTGCTTCCGGATCTGGATCAGCTTGCGGATCGCGGCCGTGTCGAATCCTGACCCTTTTGCCTCTGCGAGGATCTCGCGGCGGTCGCTCTGCCGATCGGCGATCTCCGAATCGACGCTCTCCACCCGTTCGATGAAGCTCTTGAGCTGGTCGGCGGAGACGCTGTTGTGGCCCGGTCCGGGCGTGCTGTCGGTCATCGGTCAGATCTCCTCGTTCAGGGCAGGGGTCGGCGCGTCGGTTTGCGCGGCCGCACGGCGGACCTGCTTGTCGAGCGTGTCGGCGGCCTGGACGGTTTCGGTGCTGAGAAGGCCGCCGTGGGCGTCATCGATGCGGATGAAGCGCACGATCCGGCGGGCGGCGGTCAGGAGGCTTTCTTCAGCCACGGCGCGCCTCCATCTGCCGGAGGCGACGGGTGGCTTCGCGGTTGCTGGCGTGGGGCAGCCAGCGCGAGCAGTCGCCGATGCCGAACACAGTGGTCCGGTCGCGGCCCTCGCCCCTTTTGTAGCTGATGCCGGTGTAGCCACGCTTCCCGAACCGGCCGCGGTTCGGGTTGGCGCCAGGGTGATCCGAAAGCGGCATGCCGCGGGGTGTGTCGTAGGTCATGATCTTTGCTCCTGATGGGCGGGGCTGCCGCCGGTGTCACCCGGCGACAGTAGACAAAATGGACAGTACAGATCAGCCAAACAGGCCGCCGGCGCCCTGGCCCGACTTCGTTTCGGCCGGGGCAGCGCCCTCGTCCGCGATCTTCTCGAAGTACTTGTCGACGTCGACACCGCCGCCACCGCCGAGCCGCTCACCATCGCCGGTCTTCTGGAAGTAGCCGATGCCGAACGAGACGCCGTCGCCGCTCTCACTGTTGTTCCAGGCGAAGGCGTTCAGCACCGCGAAGCCGTAGCAGCCGCTGTAGACCTCCTCCTCGGTGGCGGGGATCGTCGCGGAGCGGAAGCGCACCACGGGCGGGCGGTCCTCGTTGGCCTGCGTCCGGATGAAGAACACATCAGCCGACATGCCGGGGTGCAGTTCGCCGGTCTCCTTCGAGCGGGCCTCCTTGCCGTCACCGGCCAGAAAGGGAAGACGGATGCCGCCGGCCTTCGCCCGGGCGATGCCCTTTTCACCCCACTGCGCCGTCACGACCTCGGCGACGACCTTCTCGAGCACGGCCTTGGCCGAGAGCGGGAAGATCAGCGTGCAGCCGTACTTCTTGGTCGTGCTGTTCTTGGCCGCACGCGGCTTGAACAGCTGCTGCGCGTAGGAAACCCGGCAGGCCGGGGTCTTGAAGTCGTCGCTGCGTGCCATTGCCATGTCAGTTACTCCGTTGCTTCAAAATACCGATCCGCCATCGCGGGCGCATCGGGGCGATCCGTGGCGTCGGCCTTCACGAGCGTTCTGCCGGTGATTTGCTTTAGCCACATGGATTTCAGCTTCTCGGCCCCCGCCTTGCCGACAATCTTGTCGATCGCGGCGGGGGTCTTCAGTTTGCGATCGTAGACGTCGTCGGCGTCCAGGCCGGCGACCGCTTTCAGATCGGCGACGATCTTGGCTTCCGGAGCACCCCACTTGCGGTGCCCGTAGCTGTCGACCAGCCGATACCCGGGAGGCGGCGTGCCGGCCTCGGCGAGAGCGTGCGCGTACGCCCGCCGCGCCTTGATCCAGTCCTCCAGCATGTCGAGCGCCGCCAGATCGCGTGCGACGGCCTCGGGGCTCTGTTCGGCCGGAGCGTTGAGCTTTGGCCGGTCCATGTCGTCGAACCACAGCCCGGCGACATCGAGGGACTTCTTGCGCAGCTTCGGGCACCAGCCCTCGGCCGCGCAAAATTTACATTTCCCGGGGCGCAGCCACTTCTCGGCCCACGCCTCCAGCAGCACGGCGTTGCCGCCGCACGCTGCATGCTCGTCGGCGGCCTGCTTCGACCGCCGCATCGCGACCAACAGATCGGCCGTCCAGTCGATCAGATCGGCGACGTGGAAGGTCTCCGACCGGATCTTGCCGTCACGGTGGGGCGCCCGGGGCTGGACGATCGTCACCGTGACTTGGTCGACCGCAAGGCCCGGGTTGGCGAGCAGAGCCCCAAGGGCATAGGTCCGCAGCTGCGGGTTGCCCTTGACGTCCACGACGCCCATGCCGTGCTTCAGGTCGATCACCTGCAGACGCTTCAGGTAGCCGTCGTAGATCACCGCATCCGCCGTGCCGCCGGCCTCGAACGGGCCGCCGAGAGGGCCGAGATCGAAGCGCTGCTCGATCATCAGGAGCGGGGCCGTACCCGCGCCGGAACACCGAACCGTGTCGATGACGTAGCCGACGTACATCTCGGCCGAAGCCAGGATCTCCTCGTCGACCTCGATCTGGTGCCCTTTGGTGGCCTCGATGTCGCCGAGCTTCGGCGTGGGGCCGCCGCGCAGCATCTTCTCGGCTACCTGGTGCGTGGCGGTGCCCCGAGCCGCGTGGATGGATTCGCGCTGCTCGGGGGTGTTCATCGTGAGCGCGAGCGCTCCGGCACATTGCCAGTTCCTCGCGGTTGCCGAGGCCGACCAGACGGCGTGATCGCGGGCGCCGTGGTCAGGTGATGACGACATCGAAGTCCCCCGCCCACGTCGTGATTGTCTTCTGCAACCGACGCCACAACTCGCTTTCAGCAGTGGCGTCACCAGCGTCTCTGATGGCGGCAAATTCAGCCCCGGTGATTTCCGTGAGCAGGTCGATCTGACACTCTGCTTCTTCGCCGTTCGGTGCTCTGAAGAAGAGCTGGACGTAAGGCCGCCCGACGGGCGCCGTCATGGACATATGAACCGCGACTTCGATGTTGGCGGGACTGTCTGCCATCTCAGCCTCCCACCGCGTCACGCTTCCAGGGGTTCTTCGCGAGAGCCTCGCGCCACGCGCCTACGGCCTTCCCGAGGGCCTCCTGCGTGTCCGGCACCAGCGTCATGCGCCAGGCCGTCGCCGGGGTCGTGCCGTCCTTCTCCACGGCGCCGGCCGGGACGTCCCCCAGCGCCGCGTTGAAGATGGTAGGTCCGTCGATCTGAGCCGCCGGCATGCCGTACCGGGTGACGTAGTCGCCCATCGCCTTGCGCAGATCGTCGTGGGTCAGCATGTCCTGGATCTTGCCGCCCTCCGCTTCGGCGGCCTCGTCGGCTGCGTCTTGCGCCTGGACTTCCGGGGCATCGTCCTCGGGGCCGACGCGCTCCTCGCCAGTGCTGATCGCCGCGCCCGACTTCAGGTTCGCGAACGCCTCGGCAACCTGCTCGGGAGTGCTGTCGGCCGGCAGCGTCGTCATGCTGGCGATCGTCGGCACGCCGGCCGCGGCGTTGTCCCGGGCGTCGGCCGCCTCGTCCTCCGCGACCTCCTCGGCGGTGCGGCGCTTCCGCCCGGCCGACGGCTTGCCGCGCTCACGCGCCGGCTTGTCGGCGGTCGGCCGCGTCTCCGCTTCGGCCGCCGCGGCGCTGTACGCGGGCTGCTGGTCTGACGGTTTGTCCACCGTGTCAGTGGACAGATTGGACAACACAGGCGTGACGACGGGCGCCGTGTCCAGCGTGATATTTTCGGGGCGGCGGATGAAGCCGATGGCAGCCAGGGCCTCGGCGACCTGGTCGGCCGACGAGCCGATGTCAGGGCCGCGTTCCGTGGTGAAGATGATCTGTAGGCTCACTTGAGCACCTCTCGTATCGCGGACCATTTCCGCATCAGGGACGACTGCAGCGCCTCGTCGATGGACCCGGCGAGGGTGCAGACCTTCACGAACGCCTGTCGGCGCTGCGTGTGGTTGGTGATCCGGAGAGCGGCCTGCGCCATGTCCTTCGGTACGAAGGAGCTCTCGACGAACCATAATTCGCATGCGGCAGATAGATCGATCGCCTCGCCGGCGGCCTGGATCTGGCCGATGAAGACGCGGACGTTCGGCAGATCCCGGAACCGCTGCTCGGCTTCCTCGCGGTGCTTCGCGGAGGTCGATCCGTCGATGAACGCGACGCCGCGATCCATGAGCGCGAGGCCGAGAGCCAGGATCACGTCCGTGTGCCACGCCATAAGCACGATCTTGTCGAGCCCGTTGTCGAGCGCTTCCTTCACGGCCTCGACGACGGCCTTCGCCTTGATCTCACCGGTCAGCCGCCGCAGCGGTCCCAGGTGCATCTCCAGCGCCTTGGTGTCGCCCTCGTCGGCGGCCTTCAGCAGGGCGATGGTATCGACATTGTCGAGGGCACGCCGCTGCTTCTCCGACACCAGTAGCGGCAGCGTCTCATAGATCGGCGCCCGGATGCCGACGTCGGCCTGCGTGCGCCGGTTGACGAAACCGTCGAGCCGGGTCCGCAATTCTTCCAGGTTCTGCCCGCCGACGACCACGTCGATCGACCGGAATCGCGAGATCCGCTTCGGCCGGGTGATGACGTACCGGTCCATGAAGGCTGCGTGGCTGAGAACGTCCGGCATGTCGCCGCGCGCGGCCAAGCGCTCCGGGCAGAGCGAGCGCATCATCGGGTACAGATCAGCCGGGCTGTTGGCGCACGGGGTAGCGGAGAGGCACCAGACGACCGCCGCTCGACTTCTTAAGGCTACCGCGGCGGCGACCTCATCACCGGCACTCCGGGGGTCGCCATAGACTGAGCACGTCCGGGCGGCGTCGAAGGACTTTGCGGCGTGGCTCTCGTCCAGGATGAGCAGGTCGAACCGCTGTTTCAGCAGCGCGGCACGCTTCTCGGCCTGCGTCGCGCCGGCCCAAGACAGAATCTGAACGTCGGCCACGCTCGGGTCGATGCTGACGCTGCGGGGGAACGCCGGCCACTCCTGAAACGCCTTGCGCCAGACCGCCCGACCGGAGGCCGTCGTGACGACTAGGATGCGAACCGCCAGAATCATGTCCGCGGCGATGATAGCCGTGCCCGTCTTACCAGTCCGGCAATCGGAGGCGTTGAGCGCCGTGGCTCTATCCGCGAGCCAGCGTCCATCCGCGATTTGATGTGGATAAGGAATCACAGCGGCAATCCAGCCCGTCAGGTTCAGCGTGTATATCAGGTGTATGTCAGGACAGTGGACAGAATGGACAACGGCGTCAAGCAAAATTATCGCCGAGGGTGACAGCCAAACGAGCGATCAAAAACGCGGCGTTGCGATCGGTCATCTCGAGCACAGGCTTGCCGTCGGCCGACACGACGATCATGCCGTCAATCCGCATAGCCGTCATCAGCGTTGAGCGCCGCTCGATCACGGGGTCAGCCGAAGACGTCTTTTCCCTCGGCGACGGGCAAAGCGTCCGGCCGCAGTACGGCGGCGGTTCCGCCGAGCGATAATCGCAGCGCGTGCATGTCCACCCTTTGCTCATCGTCCGGTCCAATCTGTCGTACCCGCACCGTGAGCGACGGCGCCGCGCTGTAGAACTTCTGCACCCGGAGATCGACGACCTGGCCGTCGTCCGGCCACACGACCAGATTGAGCGCGTCGAGCATTTTCGCGACGTTGTCGGCGTCGGGCTTCTTCGTCGGCCGCTCGGTCCCGTCCAGGGCCGCCGCACGCCGTTTCTTCGGCCAGCTCTCGGCGATCGGCATGTTCGCCACGATGTCGACGGCCAGCGGCCCTTCGAGCAACGGCCGGCCGTTCATCGCTTGCTGCGCCGCCAGGGCCAGCCGGCCCTCGTAGGCAACCGTCCGCTCGGGCGTAAAAGTCCGGCCCGACGCCCGGGAAAACCGGACGCGCTCCTTGCCCATCGGAGCGCCGTCGAGCCGGATCGTGACGTACGGCGTGATATACACATTGGACACGTCGGTCGTCACGAAGCCGTTCTCCCTTCCAGAAACACCTCGTGCTCACGAATCAGCGCAGCGCAGCGGACCTTCAGCGCCGGCTGATCCGTCATGGTCTGCAGCATGCGCAGCTCGTCGACCAGCTCCCATATCGACATTTCGTTGCCGCAGAGCAGTCCTTGCGACAGCGTCCAGAACCATCGAATCTCGTTTTGGCGGCTCTCATCGCTCACAGCTTCCCCCGTTCGTCATGTACTTTGTTAGCGAAACCGGGCGGCCGTGCTCGATTTCCAGCAGGCAGAGACAGCGCGCGAGCCAACTACCCGGCACACTGCTGCGGCGCCACCACTGCTGCACTGTGGCTGCCTCCGGGCCATTGAGCCCGTAACGATCGAACAAATCAAGAACGGCGGATGCCGATCCAAACTCGCCGCGAATGAACGCCCGTCCGTCGAACACGGTTTCAACCCCTATGCGAACTTAAGGCGAATTTGTATGTCAATTGGTGGAGTACAAAATGTCCTGCGTCAACCGCCAAAATGGACAAAATGTCTTTGACACCCTCAAGAGCGTGACATACAGACCGATACGAGCTAAGAGAGGACGCGAATCATGGCTGCCAATAACCGGATACACATGCAAAACGACGGCAACGACGTTCACCCGCTCGCACCGGGTGAGATCAGCCGTGAAGCGTTCGGCCGGAAGCTCTACGACCTGATGCTGAAGAAGGGTTGGTCGCAGAGCGAGCTCGGCCGCCGCGCCGGCATCACGCGCGGCAGCATCTCGAATTATATCCTGGGCCACGCCGTGCCGACCGACATCAACGTCTCGCGGCTCGCCAAGGCTCTGAACGTCCCGATGGACACGCTGCGGCCGAGCCGCGTCGAGGACGCGATCGAAGAAGACACCCCGTCTGTCGAGTTCCGTGTCTCGTCGGCCGACCAGACGAAGGCGTGGCTGCGCGTGAACCGGCTCGTCAGCGTCGACGCCGGCGCGAAGATCCTGCAGATCCTGAACGACGATGCAGCGGCTTCTAACGCAAAGTGAGGCGGCGGCGCTGCTGCGCTGCTCCGTGTGGACCATCAAGCGCCTGCGTCTCGACGGCAAGCTGGCCTACCGGCCCGGGCGACCCGTCTTGATCGACGCGGCGGATCTCGAAGAGCACGTGAGGTCGACATGTCAGATCCGACCCTCAAGCGCGCTGGCAACGGTGTCTACTATGTCCACTGGACAGTCGGCCGACGAAGCAAGCGTGAGAGCACTCGCCAGACGGAATTTTATAAGGCGCAGATTTATCTCACGGAATGGCTGAAGACAGCCGGCGCCGAACCCGAAGCAGCGGCCGCCGCGCTGACCGTCGCCGATCTGTGGCCGATCTACCGCAAAGAGCACGTCGAGACGAAAACCGTCATCGCCAAGCAGCTCGATTCCGTGTGGCGGCGGCTTTCGCTTCACTTCGGCCCGCTGACCCTGGCCCAGCTCAACCAGAACGCCTTCGACAGCTACGAGCACAAGCGCGCGACCGGGCGCATCGGCCGGCCGGCTGTGTCGGGCTCCGCGCGCCGCGAGCTCGCGATCTTGATGGCCTGCCTGAATTGGTGCGCGCACGGGCGCCGCAAGCTCATCGCGAAGGCCGATGTCCCGGACGTCGGGCTGCCCACGGCGTCGGCCCCGCGCGACCGCTGGCTCAAGATCCCCGAGATGCAGCGCCTTCTGAACTCCGCGCAGGCCCTGCGCACCGGCCCGCGTCTGTCGCGCGGCGAGCGCTTCCTGTGGTTGGCGCTCGAGACGGCGGCCCGCAAGACGGCCATCTGCCAGCTCACATGGGACCGCGTCGACTTCGAGACCGGTGTCATCCACTACGCGGTGCCGGGCCGCCGGCTGACGAAGAAGCGCCGGACATCGCCGCCGATCTCGTCGGCGCTCCTGCCGGTCCTGAAGCGCGCCTACGCCGAGCGCCGGACCGAGTTCGTGCTGGATACGACGAACGACCCCTATTCGGTGATCAAGCTGATCGCGAAGCACGCCGAGGTGGCCGACGTCAGCCCGCACGTTCTCCGGCATACGGCGGCCACGCAGATGGCGCGCCGCGGGGTGCCGATCGCGCACATCGCCGATCTGCTCGGCAACACGATCGCCATGACCGAGCGGGTCTATCGCCATCACGCGCCGGAAGCGACCAGAGAAGCGGTCGAGAAAATTTCCGCGGGCCTACTGGACGCTGCAGAATGA